CCTTAAATATGAACATGGGAGAGTGTATGCCACATGCAGCTGGAATAGTCTTGGACTCATTGATCCCAGAGCACGCAAGTTTGATATTGATGTCAACTGTATTTCCGCCACCGAAGTTATAGTCTGAACCGTGGACTGTGTACATTCCTACATCACGTAACGCATCCAGATAATTCCCCAAAGTGTTATTTGATGTGGGCCCTGCGTCTGGATGTGTCCATCCGTACTCAACCCTTATCTTTGTCGTGGCGAACTGGTCTGTGGCAAGAAGGGGTGCTAGGTCTTTTAATCTACTCCTGTCGTGGAGTGTCAGTTTCAAAGAGGCCACCTTAGAGGCCATGATTCCGTATCCCGCTCCAGAAATTGATACAATTAAGGAGTTCAGCGTCAAGAACGGTGCTATTGGATCAAGGACAGGTGACACGTTAAATGGGTTTCCAGCATCCTTCATGAGATAGTCGAATGACCCAGCACCGTTGATGTTCGCGTTCGCCATCATCTGTGGCGCTGTGAAGATGTCCATGTAACCGTGATCTATCTTTAAATTTGTATCTTGCATCTCAAAAAAATCAGGCGGGCCGTCTGCGCTCGTAGGCTTATACAAATCTCCGCCGAGGATAGCCTCGTCGAGGACAAAGTCGTCTCCAGTACCTTTCTTTAGGAATTTCATGAACGCAACGTTGCTTAGCTTATTATACATTTTGTTCTGATTCATTTTCTGTGTAGTTATAATAAGATTTATATATGGTGAGCAACGTGACATCTCAAGAGGCGTTATCGCATTAAAGAATACAGATGAGTGATTTGACCTCTTTGAACTCATATTAAGTTTTGAGTGTTTCATCACGTAAGCTGCAAGACTTGGTGTGCTGTACCTGTGTGGATCTGACACATCGTATAGATTTGTTAGAGGACTTTCCCACGTGATATCAGCTAAATTTGTAATGTTATGAGTGAAAATGGCCCTGGCTTCTTCATCCTTACCCTCTTTTGTGGTTGTGTCATCATCTGGCGCCTTTGGTGCCCTACTAAGCGATTCGCGGTGCATCGACGCCATACATGCATGAAGACTGACTGCGTCTGTTGTGCTAACAGCCATAGCAGAAGTTGAAATTTCAGACTCTTCTATCTTATCTGTGTAGTGTGCTCTATTGAACACATCTCTCTCGTACGTTGTCTCAAATGCACCCATATCCACATTTGTGTGATATATCTCTATATACTTCTGTATGTTATCAGGAATGGGAAGCTTCTTAACAGCTTTTCCTGTCGTCACATCAAAAGTGAAGAACGCGCCTGTTGTCCTGTCGAGGATCCTCGTACCTATCTCCTTGAAAATAGCCTCCTCAGCTGACACCTCTGAGTTTGTTAACGCCTCCATCCGCGTTCCGAACACATCTGTGCCCATTCCATACGCGAAGAGCTGGTTATTCAGGCCTCCTCCTGTTATGAACCCCTCAAACTCATTAATGGCGTCTAGAAGAAGCTCGTAGCTCATATTATAGTTTCTGACTCTATTACTACTCATGATAACAGTGTGAACGCCTGGCCAGGGTCGATTGGTATCCTTAATTGTGTTCCGGGAGGAACTTGAATTGTCCAACCGATTCCACTAGCAGCTGCTATGACCCACCATAACGTGCCGTCACCGTATACCACCCCTGCTATCTGGTCTAGGCGTTCCCCCTCTTCTAAGATTCTAGATGATGTTTGGATTGTTCCAGTCTGCACTGCGTGGTATATCCTATAGCTTGCTTTACTAGGTTCTATCACCTTGCCGCCGTGCGTCCTTTTCGAAAATGTGTATCTTGATAAAGCCATTATTTCTTACCTTTCTTGTCACCAAGAACTTTAATTGTTGATCCGGCTGTGAATGCTGCCTGGCCAAGGACACCGTCGTCACCGTATGGGTCACCTGCAATATTATGCATGATCTCTCCCACATTATAAAGCGGTGCTCTGTTGTACCCACTGTGATCTAAGCCTGGTGGGATATCATGTATCACGTCAAAGCTGAATGATATATTGGCGCCAATAGGTGCTCGCGCATTAAAATCTGTCTCCCACGGGAAATCGCTCAACCAGTCAATGCTAACACCTGAAATCACGCCTGCTAGGCCGCGGCCCTTTGTTGTGTCAAATGCCCTTGTGAACGGGTTATTTGCAGGATCCATGAAGTGTGACTCAGGGTTCGCGATTAGCATTCTCAGGAGATTATATCCCGCATTAGCAGCGCCCTGTGCACCTGCTGGTACCTTCTGCTGAATTACAGGACCGAGTAGTGAATCAAGCATACCGGCAAAGTCAAGGCCACCGATCATCATAGCTGCACCGGCAATTGATGTTGAAAAAAGCGGGCCTGGGTCTACGAGGATGTCAGCGTGGGCTACGTGTAGATGCGTTCCGTTGATCACTGATGCTGAATCTGAAACAAGCACCTTATACACAACTTTTTTGCCCTCTTTTTCTTGACCCATCACTTTTCCTATCATTCTTGTGGAAGTGAAATATGTCTTATTGTCATCAGGCGACCAGTAACCGGAATTATTATTTGGCTTGATTATTATCGTTTGAAATATCGCCTTACTTAGGCCGGCCCCAGAGTAGACGTTAGGATCTCGTAGATCTTTCAGAACGTTACCAACGATAAGGGGATTAGCGAATCCATTAGTTAGAATTGAGGATAATCCACTAACAGCAGCATCTGTGCCTAGACGCTTAGTAGTTCCAGCAAGACCAGGTTTCTCCGGTATTAACGATGCTGCAGCCTCAACTAGACCAATAGGGCTACCAAAAATAGCGACCCAGATAAGTGTTGTGATATCACGAATTAAATTCATGACACCCTGGACTTCACCATCGATACTATTCGTTAGAAAGCTGAAAAATGATGAGTTGTCAGCAGGCCTGGCTACAACCTCTTTATCACCTATTCCAAACACTCTTGCAAGAGCGAATCTGGAGTAATTTGACTTGATGACATCACCCACTCTCAACCTGACTATCGGTGACGGACCTATAACTTGACTGAATGGTTGATAAAAATTACCAGCACCGTTGTCAACCATAGTTCCTTGTGTCCACTGCGGATACAGAAGTGTCATGAATTTATTGATCTTGAACCACATCTCATCAAAATCTTCTCTATTTGTCGCGTAGACAGTAAATCCGACCTGTAGTTGTCTAGTTGTGCTCTGGTAGATCTGTACTGGATCTAGCCTGCCGTATCCGGAGACTGAGTTGTATGAAGGGTTTATACTGTCAGACAGCCCAGTCAAGAATGCGTGGAATGAAAGTATCTCATTTGTTCTTAGATCATGCATGTAAAACGGAACGTACTCTGCCTCTAACTTATTTTCCATTATCTTGACAACCCTATTCGGTATTCTATTGAACGTCCCGTCAACGTCAAGAGAGAAGTAGGTATTTCTAGCCATCCTACTACCTAACATGCCTCTCATCGGTGACGCGCCGCGGACGGAGTTGTTAAGCAAGTTTGCAGCCCTTATCATATTAACAGGAAGCAAGTACAGAGAGGGTGTGGCACTTTGCTCCCACGCTAGCGTCTCTTCACCGCTTATACTTGCTTTTATGTCAATGAATGAGTGCTCTCCTTTTGGCACAGCTTTTCTGCTCTTTCCAACCCTATTACCAGGCTTATCCGCTAAAGAGTCAACATCTCGGTGATGTGTGACTTTACTCGGATCTGTCTCGCCGACAACTGAGTTTGTACTCTGCAGACTCACGTCTCCAATGACAGCCATAACATTAAGGAATCTCATAAAGTTATTCTCATCAATAATGTCCTTTATGATAATAAGAATCTCTTTTCCTGAAAATGATGCTGTATCTATCTGATTTACCCTATTTACAATATTGTCATATGTCTTTAGCACAGAGTTCGACACAGCCATCCAGAACCCAGGTGACTGTGCGAATGATTGATGATCTGACACTTTCTCAGGAGAATCCTCAGTGCTGAACATTATCTCAATACCCCTGTCAACACAGTTACTATACGGATATGAAGTCGGTGTCAGCACGTTCGCGAATATATTTGCATCAAGTAATAATGATGAAAGCTTTCTCGACTGACCTAACACGTGGAGACCCACATATGTCCTATCATGCCTCTGTAAGAAGTCATCAGTTGAAGCCTCTAATGCTTTTGCATCCTCTGTCTTAAGATACTCTTTAAATGTGTCAAAGAACGACTTGGCAACTGCCTTTAACGTTATCACACTCAACGCAGCTTGGATCTTATGAACTTTTCTATTCTGGCTAGAAAATGTCATGACACTGTTATACGTTGCTCCAAAACTCTTAGCGTTAACAGCATCTGGGTCGTGCGACAAGAACTCGCCGGTGCCGGCTCGAATTGACTCGCCTGTGGCATCAGCTGGGAATCCTGACGCATTCTTTGCTCGTAACAACGACACATCCTTCTGGACATAGCCTGTGTCACTTACGTTCACTGAAGTTATTGATCCGTCTGCTACTCCAGTTTCCTGCCCGGAGACTATAAGCTCTGCTGTTGTGTCATCCCCAGGAGCAGCTGTGTTAACGAATCCTGTTGACTTGAGAAGAAGAGATGCGCCTATGCTTCGTAGTTTACTGAACGATGTCTTGTAGTAGCTTTTATCGTATAACCCAAAATTAATCTGGGGATTCAGCGTTCCCCTATTATTAGCAAAGTCCTCGAACTCCTTGATATTCTGTGGTTTCACAGTGAAGGCATCTCTATCCTTATTACCCACATTTGCGAACCTATTATTATTCAGAAACATGTTCTGTGTCGCTTGAACTATGTCGTTAACTTCTCCGCTGGGATTGATCAACGTTTCTCCTGTCTTATTTGCTGTTCTTCCTTGTATATCACTTAAATTTTCATGAAAATTGCTAGTGTTTCCTGTCTTATCGATCAGATCTGATAGAGGAGTACCTGACTCATTAAATTTTCTACTATTGCTATACTCATTCAGCTTAGCTGCGAGCTCTGTTCCTTGCTCAACAAACACATCCTCTGCGCCCTGTTCCTCTGCTAGCGTGAGCGAGTCACCTCTCCTTGTAGGCGAGGCCTGCTCATTTCCAGGTAGTATCTTATATGCATTTGTACTATTTCCGACGATGTGATTCAAGTAATCACCTAACAGCCCCTGTGTCTCATTGATGAGATCGAGAAGCTCCATGTTTGTGTTTGGATCAATACCTAATCCGTCAGGGCCGCCGCCTTCCTTGAGAGTATACGTGATACTGTCTGCAGCAATGCCTATTGAGCTCAGGAAGTCTTTAAGAGTTTCTCTAGCCATTTTTCCTCGCGTATAACATTATCTAAGTACAGTTTCATATCACACAGTGACTCTTCATTTGAGCCTATCGCCTCTATTAACGTAACAATTGGTGTGATGTCATCCAAGATCTTTGACATGTAATTATCTATCTCAGTTAACTCATCATTAGTAAAGTCTTGCTTAACACTATTTCTATAGTCATTTAACATGTCTTTAATGTTGTCTAGCTCTGACATCTCTAGTCACCCACCTGAATTGCAAATCTTGACCCGCTACCCTGCGGCTCATAGGACTTCATTGCCTTGCCTATACTATTTGAGTCTAACAAGATGTCAACGTCTATTGTTCTGTTATCTGTTAATGCTGTGACCACTTTTGTCAAGAGAAGTTTATTGTCAGTGCTCATTGTTTTCAGGGCTTCAGCTAGCTGCATAAATGACTTGCTATTATTGAATTCCATATTCTCAGCTATCATTGACGCAGTATTTACCTTTTCTGTGTTCTGGCTCTCTACATTAAGTGTCTCTATTGCTGACTGAATGCTGCCAGGTATCTCAGAAATTGCTGTTGATATTTGTTCGACAGATTCTGACATCCCAGCTGACAACGCAGCCTCTAAGTCTAGAGACTCAAGATTCATACCTGGGAATTCCATCGACTCCAATCCTATTCTCACGTTCTCAGGTATCTTATCTATAGCTGCTGACGGGTCAACTTTAAGAAGATCAGCCGGATTGAAAGGTGCTGCCTCACCAGCATTTGATGCGGCTACATCAATAGCGACGGGAATCGTGAAAGCCTCACCCTCAGAGAGCTCTGTCAGCATCTCAGGAATTGATTCCATTAACATAGTGAATTCTGTCTCGATCGTAGAGCTGAAGCCTTCAGTGAGGTTTATTGCCATCGTCTCACCTATAGCTGACATTCTCTGAACTGGTGACTCTGAACTATTCGCAACCCAGTCTAGGCCAGTACCAAGAGATTCTAGCCATGGTGGCAGGGAGTCCGCACCAAACACTCCTTCTGCGTCTGTTGTCATCCTGGTCCAACCCTCTTTGGCTGAACCTTCTATCTTTTCTAGATAAGGTCCCATGACCGGCTCAATTTTCGAAGGGTCAAGCATGTCTAACAGGAAACCGTCACCCTCTTCAATGTACTCACCGGTTTGCGAAAATACAGCGCCAAGTGCATCTTGGATACTCATGATACCATCTGTAATGACAGGAATATCTGCTCTTAACGTGTTCATCTGCACTGACATCTCACTAGCTTCAGCAGTGAGTTCCGCGTAGCCGTCGACAACGTCAAGATTCTTGAAAGTTTGGTGATGTTTGTTCAGCGCTCCCCACTCTTCCGCATTTCTTCTCACAGCCAGCGCCTGCTTCTCGACGAGAGTATTTGTCTCCTCGATTCCCATCTGTGCTGCCGCGTTTGAGGCCTCTTCCATGTCAGCTTGGTCTGCGACCATCTCTCCGTCTCTGAAGAATGTCTCAAGCTGTGTGCGACTCATTCCTAATTGATCTTGCAGAGCCCTCATTCTTGTGTTCGACATGTTCTCGACATCGATACCCTGATCTAGCATCTGGCCGCGCAGCTGATGGAGGAATTCCTCCTCATCCTCGTTCGCGAGGTACATCATCTCCATAGCATCCATCTGGATGCCGAACATAGCAGAGAGATCACCCATGTTCTTCGCGGCATCGTCGAAGCTTCTAAACTTATCTATGACGCCCTTTGCTGTTTGGAGGTCTATTCCCAGCTGTCTGTATGTTGCACCAAGCCTAGCTGCGAATGCTTCTGTCTTCTTTCCAAAGAAGTCTGTGTCTGTGAGTATGCCTGCCATCTCTTGGGAGAGATCCTTGAAGCCTATACCGGTCAGCTCAGACATCTCCTTGGCATGCGCTGCTATATTATTAAGAACCTCTGTAGATGTCTCACCTGTGAAAGCGTATGACCTGTTCATCAGCTCCATAATATCGGTCTCGACCAGACCCATGTTCTTTTGGAATATTAACGCTCTCTGGCGCTCTTCTGTGTCGAACGAGTCTAGCGCACGATGATTCAGGTCATTCATTTTTGACAGCAAGTCCCCATAGTCGTTAAGCATCTCAGTGTCAGATTCATAGAAGTTTGATAACAAGCTACCTTCCACAGAGTATTGCTGTTGCATCTTCTGATAATTTTCAACCTCAGATCGCGTGAACTCATTGTGGATCTCATTTAGCTTTCCGTATGCATCTACAGAGAAACCCATGCGATCTTGAATCTGTGTGTAAGAAGCAATCACACCACTATTTTCGATTGAATCGATTATCGCCATCGAGTTGTCGAATGTGTCCCTTGCGAATACTGCCTGACCCTCAGCGAACGTAGCTGCAGCTGCAACAAAGTTCGTCGTTGACTTCTGTTCGGTCGGGTCTAGTGAGCTTCCTCCGCCTCCGCCTGCTGACACATTCGACGGAGCAGTTGACACAGGACTACCACCTTGACCAGGTGGTGGTGCAGGGAGCGGGCTAGCCGGTGGCGGAGAGGCACCGCTTTGCTGCGCTTGTACAAGCGCGGCAGCAAACTGATCCATCGGGAAACCCGTCCAGTCAATTTGTACAGGTTCAGGCATTACACAACCTCATAAATTACTCCACGTATCTATACTTATGCATCACTAGAATTTCTTGTTCAGCATTTCCTCATAATTTGACAATGACTGGATGCCTTCAGACGACTTTTCCTGCCTGTTTTTATGCTTATTGTTCTTGTCCTGAAAATACTTCAACAGTCTATCTATGAACCACCTTCTATAGCGGATCGGTAAATTTCGCACCTCTGTGTAATTCATGCCGAGGTGCATCTGAAGCTGAAAGGCCTCCTCTAGGAAGCCTTCTCTCCAGTTATGTACTGGGCCAAAAAAATTCTGACGTTACTGGGAGGTTGAATTCGTTATGATGTGAGCATTTCTCACAGTCATAGCTTGTTCCCATATCTACACCTGGTTCATTATCATTTATGAACTTTCTTAAGGCCTTTGAATCAAAGGCCGGCATGTACGTGACAAAGTGATGTAGTTTATTCTTGTCTGTCACGCCGCCAACTGAGACGAGTGTGTACTTTAAATAGCTTGTTACGTTCCTCTCTAACTTTACTCCGAACGCTGCTTGCTCATTCTTGTTTGCGGCTGTCCTATCTAGCTCATCTTTTAAAGTGAGGAACTTAAATGTGACTTTCTTCTTTGTCACGGGCAGAGTGTACTCGAACTCATTCTTTCCTTCCGCTACAGGTTTAATCGTCAGCCGCTTTATTCCAAGGTCTGCTAAGTTTGCTGTAATGTTGTTAACATGACTACAGCTCGCACAAGTAGTGACCAGGTTATAATCAGGTCCGTACCCGGTTATTCTAACTGACACCATCAGCGCATTTCTGTCTCCGATGGTCATATCGTCAATTTCAAATGACTTATCAGTCACACATGATTTGATCAACCGATTAATCACGGTGCCTTCTTTTATGAGGGCCTGACTTGTCAGTATATCCTCTTCATGAGCTGTCATAGCTCTGATAGGAATAGTCTCTCTATTATATAACGTTGAATCTGGAGAGTACAGTATCCCTCTTGACGGTAAAGGAACAGATTCGACGGGAATTTCCCATCCAAAATCTTCTTTCATTACATTCTGTTTCATCGCTTCGTGATGAACATCACTTACTTTTCTAGCCATGCATTCTCCTCCAAATAAAAACGCCCGCATATATTATACAGGCGCAATTATTAGAGTTAAATCTAATTTTAGAATTGCAAGACGCAGTTATCCATCTTGAGTGTTAGATCAATGTACATGACCTCGTCTCCGCTGTAGTCAAGTGTCTGGAAGTTTGCAGACGTGATGAATGCACCTTTGATGTCCCAGAGCTCAATAACAGTTCCAATCGGATCAAGCATCTTTAATTGAACGTCGCGCTTGTAGAAATCCGCATAGCCCGCTCTTCCTGAAACAGACTCATAATGTGTTCTTATCCATTCCATGATCTGTTGTGCACCTGATGGTGCAATTGGATCATGCAGCTTCACAGATAGATCCCCAAATTCAAGCTTTCCAGCAACCCTACGATAGCTATTGATGTAGTCTATCTTCTTTTCAGTTATCGAAACCGAAGGTCTATTAGCTGTGGTTACCAAAAATGAGTCGACGCCTTCAATGGCAAGTACCCATCGATAACTTCTTTTCGGCTCAAATTTATTTGGTAGCATGTCAGTGACTGAAAGTGTTTCTGCCATTTGTTATTCTCCTAATCCTAAATATATATATCTCGTTTAAATTTCTGAACCTGCATTTGTGACAACAAAGTCAAGTGCAATGAATTCAACAGCTCGAGTGGGCTGCAAGAAGATCTTTCCTCTAATCGTATTATTCTCAACATCAGCTTGTGTTGTTGTTGTCGTATCGATCACGACCTTAAACCTGTCAACACCACTCTGCTCCTGAACCTGCTGAAGAACTGGATTCACAAGAGCGCTGAACTTCTCTAACGTCTCAACCCTGTTAGGTTCAAACAGCAGTGTATTTGCAATATTGCGAACCTTTCTTCTAACACTTATGAGAAGCCGTCTTACGTTAACCCTATCCAGGGCTGATGAGGCAGCTAAAAGTGTCTTCTGTCCCCAGACTGTTACACCTGTTCCGGGGAATGCTGTGATAGGGTTAATATCTGCATCGTATAGATCGTCTAAGTTTGTTCTATTAAGTCTTACACTTGCCATCTCAACTGTTGATAGCGCGCCTCTCGTGAAACCTGCGGGTGCGAACCACGGGTGACCGAGTCTATCATTCACTGAGTAAGCACCCAACACAGCTGCTGTCGGAGGAACCTGGACTAGCGCTCTAGTTGTTGGATCTGTCACGATGACATCTGGGAAGTATGCGGCTCCAAAGGAGCTGTCAAGTGATCTATTCTTAAATGCTGTGACCGTATTTGAGACGTGAGGCATCTGATCGCCGCCCGATGCTGTTATTACACTGTTATACTGATCCCTTTCCTCGATGTCCATGATGTACATCGCATCGAATCTTTGCTCAGTTGCATTAATAGCATAGTCTGTTATTGATGTGTGCCTCATACCTGGAATTGCAAGTAGCTGTAGTTCGACATCTGTCTTTGATGACATAACATCAATTGCCTTCCTGTAAGCTGAAACTGTAGGACCTGCTGTCTCTCCCTGGTTCTCATCATCAATCTCTCTCTTGGCCGCTGCATTTGATAGCTCTCGCTTGTCCTTATCAAAGATATTTGTGCCGTCGAAGCCTCCCTGGAGTATGAATGTAAATTTTGCAAACTTTCTATTTGAAACCTTATCAAGATCATCAACTTTAAACGCACGGAGCTTATTGGCATCATCAGCAGAGATACTTCCTACCCTTACATAAGACGCGCTAAGCCAATACTCAGCGTCTGCAACACCGTCTGATCCTGTTCTGACCTTAACGTTCTCAAGAGTGAATTTGTTATTGTTGAACAAGTCACAGTCAAGAACTGAGCCTGCAACATTTGAGACACCGTTGTTGTCACCTACCCAAAACTTTGTGCTGTCATCTCTGTGGTTCGGAAGGTGCTTCGCGAATGAGAATAGTGATTGATCAAAAAGGCCGACAGTATTGGGCTCTGTTGCTGATGTCTTTCTTGTGCTCTGGACACCCCAGTACAGTCTAGAGTCATCTCTCTTCTGGAGGCCTGTGCCTTGGGAGATTGACTCTCTGTAAGGTATGGGCACCTCTCTTACACGCTTGTGTAAGTCTGTTGCTATGTAGCAGCGCGCGTCAGGTTCACCTGCAAGTAATGAGCCACTAGTCACAAGATGTTTGGGCCCTCTGAAGCCGAGAGGTAGAGCGCCGTCAGGTACTTCTGACTTCTTCATAGCATTTGACATCTGGACCCTGATATATCGTGATCTAACAGGATGAGAACCGTCGACAACTATTTTTTGTGACTCGAGGTCATTGTCAAAGTTATAAAATGCGTTCTGGTCGCCAATCGAACGAGCAATGTATCTGTCAGAAGAAGCATCAAGACTTAGTCCTCTGAAGCTCTCTAGCACAACTCTTTCATCATCAGTGTCTGAGAATCTTCTGACAAGAAGATCAAATGTTCCAAATAAATCAGTGTCAGATGTTGACTTATTCAAGTTTTCAATTGATATCTTAAATTTTGTTGATATGCCTGCGCCGTCTGAAAGTGCATGCACCTTAAACAGATCATATGCGGAGCCACCATACGCTTGTGATATCACATAAGGCGATTCTGCGTGTGTGAATCTATCTTCAAATGACTCGTACATTGGTACAGTTGAATCAACTGTGCCCCTTGCGATAGATGACGTAAGGAGAAACGCGATGTCTTCTTGCGATGATGAGTCTGAGCCTACTGTATACACACCTTCTGTAACGGCAGAACTTCCTGTCACAGCTGCAAGATCAGGATATACATCGTAAGAAGCGCATAAAAAGTGGCCTCTTGCTTCGATCTGATATGGGTCTGTATTGAAAACGTTCGGGAAGTAGCTCGGTGAAGTCATGTCAAATGAAGCGGTTACGTGTGTAAGATTTGATGTCGTTCCTGCATATCCGTTCATCAGCATCGTGAATTCTTGTGATGCTAAGTGAACTGCACCTGTCATTGCGCCCTTCTGACCGTGGACAGTCAATTCATTTGCTCTAGCTGTGTCTGTGTCACCAGGCTTAGTTGTTACAGCAGTTGTTCCGCCGCTTAGATGAAGGATAACACCGCTAGGTGCGAGAAGAACTCCGCGGAGTATTGGAACTGCGTGATCTCCATTAATTCCGCCAGTAAACGTATTCGCTGTTGTCGGACTAACTCCGGTTACTGTCGTATTATCTACTGAGCTAGCATCACATGCTGTGTTTCCTGCTGCGCCTCCAACAGCTTGTGTCAACGTCAGGCCGCCCGCATCCCCATCTATAACTGCAGTAATTGAGCCGGCATGGCCGGATGCGTGCTCAATGCAGAGGATTAGCGACGCGGCTGTCGAACCAGCGGAACCGCCGTCTCGGTCATATTCGTTGTCAGCGAGTGAAATACTTTCCTTGGCTGTGTATGTTCTCGAGAGGCCCGCTGCATCAGTTATTACAAGTTCATCATCGGTTGTGGGCCATCCGGAAAACTGAATAGAACAAGATGCTTTTGCACCTGCTGCGAGAGATGCACCTTGTATCCCAGCATCACTAAATATCGTGCTACCGTTCGACTCTGACATGAAGCAACCGAGGAAGTAAGTTCTACCCTTTATTCCTAAGTTTGTAGCTGTATTTGCCCAAGGATTATCACCGAGCATGCCGTTCTCTTGAACTAGCTGATCGCCAACCACAAACCCTGCATTTGTCACGTTACCTGTCGTAGAGCTCTTCTTCTTTCCGTCACCTGCGCCAAGTACTCTAATGTAAACAAGAGACTGCGCATTCCTTAACCACTCATGAACAGCAATCGGGCCAAACTTCTCTCCGTCTGTTGCACCGAATGTATTACTAAACTCATCAAACGTTGCAACCTTAATGGGCACGTAAGCCGGGCCCTCCAAGGCTGTTCCGATGACACCCGCAGGTACGCCAACTGGTCCTACTTTTCTAGGACCAGAGAGATCAATTTCTCTTGTGCTAACGCCTGCTGATTTAAATGTTAATTCTGCCATTTATGATCTCCGTAAATTTCCTCTATACCTTTAATTATTCTCATTCAAAACTTACGCCAGAATTTGTTATAATAAAGTCTATTGCGATAAACTCAACAGCTCTCGTCGGAACTAAAACAATTCGTCCGTTTAGTCGATTTTGCTCGATGTCTTCATCTGTATTGTTTGAAGAATCCATAACAACCTTAAACTGGTCAATTCCCTGCTGAGCTTGTATCGTTGCTAATTGTGGTGTCACCTGTGCGACGAATCTAGCTCTTGTTGCAGGTGTGTTCTGCTCGAAGATGATCTTAACAGCAATGTCTGACACTATTCGTTTTACCTCTAGAAGCATTCTTCTAACATTAACACGATCAAGTGCTGATCTTGCCTGCTGCAATGTTTTCTGACCGAAGATCACAAATCCACCGTCAGGAAAGTTAGCGATAGGATTAATCATTGATTCATACATGACATTTCTATCTTCAGCCGTTAGCCTCACTTCAGTGTTCATAACATTGTCTAGAGCTCCTCTGTTAAATCCTGCAGGAGCGAACCACGGATAAGCAACAGCATCATTGTACGCCAATGCGCCGACAGCTGCAATTGAAGCCGGCACATTCACTGATGCCCTATTGATAGGATCTTCTATAATCACGTCAGGAAAATATGTCGCGACATAGTTGTTGTCAAGTGCTCTGCTCTCAAACTGTTCAACTGATCGTCTAACATTTGGACGAACTGTTGCATCGTCATATAGACGATTTGTATCGTCATCATAAGCTGGCATATCCATAATATAGATTGCCTTACTATAAGTTCTAGTTAGATCACTTAAGAAGTCTGTAACATAAGAGTCTCTAATTCCCGGTACAGAAATCACGTTAACGCGTGTTGCCATTGGATCTGTTATGATCTTTGCAGCGGTTCTATATGAACTAATTATGTTATTCTCTTTTCCTGACCCTGGTGAAGAGCCTGTAGAGAGATTCGTGTATCCTAGCTCATCACCCACGGCCTTGCCGCCGGTGCCTACTGATGATGCTTTATCATTCATGAGCCTTTGATCTCTATCAAGAATGTTTAGGCCGTCAAAACCACCGTAGAACATGTTTGTAAACTTCATGTAATCAGTAAATCTATTGAACTTGGTTGCTGAACGGGCTGCAGCAAGAGAAGCAAATGTTATTCGTCTTGGATTTGTTGCCCCATCTTGAATTGTATACTGCGGCGTCACTAATCTTCCGTTTCTTAAGTAAGCTGCTTCTCGCATGTGCTCATCAACTGACCCTGTGAATACTACGTCTACTTCTGAATCAATTGTTGTAGTTGCAGCTGTAGTACTATTATAGAAAGCAACTTTTGCCAGCGTGAACTTATTATTACAAAAAGCGTCTGCACCAGATCCAGTAGTTAGTGCGTCTAACTTGGCAATTCCTAAGAATTTTGAGTAAGCTGAAACGAGAGGATTCTTTGCAGATGAAGCATTTGATGTCAAGACAGCATTGTCTAGACTTGCTGTCACCGGACAACGCTCAAACTTTACTCCAAAGAAGTATCTATTATCAGCTAATTCGAGAGCGCCGGGGGCACCTGTGAAGCCTGGTGTGTCTGTCTGAAGAATTGCATTTCTTGTAGCCTTAAATCTCAGTGGAACAGGAGGCACGACCGCATGTGTTAGCGTCTCAGTTCCAGTTTCTGCAATTCCTCCTGCGACTCTTGTTAGTCTTCCCCTATTTGAGCCTACAGAAAGTGTTGATGTGTCATCTCTTAGGTTATCTGTCGTCTTTGGAACAGGCAAGCCTCGGAATCCAAAGGGTAGAGCATCAGCAGGAATATCATCATTTTCAGCAGCTGCTGTCATCTTAACTCGGACATATGCTGACTTATTAGGTCGTTTTCCTGAAACCATTAATCTCTTCTCAGAATCAGTCTCTGCATCAAAGTTATATGAAACCTTTAAGTCACCAATTCTATTAGCTATGTAGTCATCATCTGCAGGATTAAGCGTGCAAAGAGGATACTGCTCAAGAATCTTCATGTTAGTGTCTGTGTCTGTGAAGTCTCTAATTAAAACTGTGAACGATCCATACTTGCTCTTTGGGTTTGTGGATCTTTTAAGATTTGAAATTGAGACCTTCACCTTAGCATTGCCGGCAGTTCCATCATCTATCATCTCGAAGTGGAATAGATCATATTCATCAGCGCCGTAAGGCTGTGAGATAAATGATGTTGTTCTAGCGGCCTGGTATCTCGTGTTGAAAGATCCGTACACATCGCAGAACCTTAATGACGTGTCGCCACTAGAGTTTGATGTCTCTGTTGATCCGGATAAGATTCCAACTGATGGGTTAGAAGCATCATACTTAACCCTAGCAAGTTCGCTTTCGACTGCAAAATCTGCGTAGAGTATGTGTTGCTCTGCATGAAACCTGTCAGTGCTTGTATTTAAGATCTTTCCGATGTAATGCTTGCTAGACGGATCTAACGATGCCGTGTAAATTCTAATGCCAGGGAAACCCTCATCATTACTAAAGCCAGTACCGGAGGCAGAAATTATAAGTTTGAATGTTCCTTCCCCAGAAGTTCCGTCATATGACGATATCTGAGCTAGATCTGTCGTCGTCTGCACTCCGGAGTAGTAGCTATTGTGATGAAGCACCTCCATTCTTGCGCCTGAGGCCATCATCACCATTCCGCGGACCAGCCTAAGATCAGTAGACGTATCAAATGAGTCGTTGTCAGAAAAGATCGGGTATCCCACAGACTCATACTCTGTTATCACATTATGTACTGCTGATATGAACTGCACACCACCTCGGAGTCTTCCGCCACCTGCTAAAGCTGCTGGGGTGTCGCTCTCTTCACCCTTACCAAGCACTCGGAATCCCGCATTCTTAACTGTTCCTTTTGCAACTGTAGCAGCAATATCTGTTGAGTCTGCATTAGCGCCGGCGCCGAGAACTCTTATGTAAGTTAATGCAGTTCTATGTTCAAGCCACTCATTGACTGCATACGGGCCAAATAATTCAGTGTCTAGCGTTCCGAATCTTCTTTCAAAGTCGACAAAAGAGCCTACTGTGACAGGCACAAATGCAGGACCTTTTTGGGCCATTCCAATGACTCCTGCAGGGACGCCTTCTATTTCTCGTGTTCTCTGGGTTAAGTCAATTTCTCTCTCAAAAAAACCCGGAGATCTGAAAGTCTGTTCTGCCATCAATCTCTCCTCAATTACCTATATAACTATCGCTTTAATATTCAAACATCTTATCATTAATTATTCTTGTTGATCCTCAAGTGCACCAATTATTTTGGAAGACGCAACAGTTTCTCCTGTTCTCACATTTCTAGACTTGATCCTAGAAAATTCTGTCTTTGTACTGCTGCTAAACGGATTTCGTACAAAATTCTCAATAACAGCACTTGATTCTCCTCTTCTAAGCGAATTTTCATCAACTGCAGTTAAGTCTGTGAGAACATGTCTCGCAACTTTCTCTTCATTCGTTTCGGACTGGTAACTTATTACAGCAGCATTCGCATCAGCAAAAGTAAAGCTAATAACAGGTGCTGATGTGTATGTTCTTACTAAGTTTGGAAGCCCTGGATGCCGAGGATTTATTATGTATCCAGGTATGGTAACTGAAAACGTGTGCTTGATAATCCTCTCTGAGTCTGTAAATTCATCTAAATTCGAACTGTTAGAAAAAGTTCCTTTAAAAAATGCAACTAGCTCATACCCACCGTTTGTTGTTATTGGAATTTCTTCACCCTGACCGGTGAAGTTAACTAAAAGTGTCTCAATCATCTGGTTTGCTTGTTTCATATACTGCGTCCAGAAAATTATGTCATAATTAATTGCTATGAATTCAGGATACGGAACTTCTATTATCTCAAAAATATTGACGCCTAAATCACTTTCTAAAGCAAGTTTTGCATCTTTTGAGAAGCTCATCGATTCGTTCGTTCTTCTTGTTGCAACAGTCCCAGGAACTGCGCCTCTGCCTCCTGTAAGGCCTGTATTCTCTAATAAATTATTCAGCGACGCAACATTGCTCTGATTTTTTATTCCCATCTTGTTGACAATGTTCTGAAACTTTCTGTCTCTTTCGCTAAGTCTGTATCTTACTCTATAGCTTTGCTGCTCCCTGAATGATATTGCTGTTCCTTTTCCTGATTGTGAGGGGGTGAAGTCTATGTCATTTCGCATTATCGAAATTATAGGCAAGATCAATGCGTTTGCCCTGTCTCTTATCGGATTTTTTCTTCTTGTTAATGCGAATCGCTCTCCTGACGCAAATATAACAGGAACTTTTTGCAGCTTTCCTTCATTGCTCACTTCAAAAGAAATTTTCTTGTCAAACAGTTCAAAAATAGCCCTGTCAATATCTTCTATCCCGACAGAGGGTATCGTGAAATCATCTGGTGAATTGTTTCCATCAAAATCTTTTATGATCTTTTGTCCCTTAGGCCCTGGTGCTTTTGACATCTTTAATCCTCGTCATAAAATGACGACCCAACGCCTGTCGAATCGCCTGCGGGCGAGACCTCTTTAGCGCCAGTGATTGGATCATCTAACACTCCTCTCTTGCGAAGCTCTCGTATATCTCCAGTCTCACCATTACTATTGAAAGTCTGTCCTCTTTGTTGAACAAATGTATCTTGAACTGCATCTGAATCTGTATATTTCTCTGATGTTGGTCCAAAAACCTTTGATAAAAACTGTCCCTTTCTTGATTGTTTACCTGTAATTGTTACGTAACGCTTATGCTCAATTTGTCCGAATATTGTATCAGACTTTGGTGCTTTAATAACTTCAAAAAATACTGTACCATAAGAGAAAAAGTCACCCTCAAGTAGTTCAATTCCCTTATCCAAGAGATCACGAGACTGAATGTAAGCTTCGATTGTGTAATACGTCTCAGATCCAAAACGAGTTGTTCTTACTTGATCAGATTCATACTTCACTAAGCAGTCTATCTCTATTGGATTTTCAAAAACTTTGTCAGGTGATTCTTCGTAAACATCATGAATGTTTGATTTGATTTCAGAAATAGGAAAGTAGAATATTTTTTGCCCTATTACATCCTTGATTATCTCTTTACCCAAGTCATTTATAAAATTAATTTCTCGCGGTGTTATAAAAAGTCTACCCATTCGTTACCCCATAAATATTGCTTTGCCATTTGGCATTGGAACGAAACGCAACTGCTTGTTCATCTGCTCAGCTCTAGCCGACTGTATCTCGATTAGCTTATCATATGTCAACGTGTCTAACATCTCTCTTAACTGTGTTATCAACTTCTCCTTATCTTCGCGACCAGATGATACTAAGTCGCTTCCATTTAACTGAACTTCTGCGCCGGGCACAGGAATGCTTCCAAATTTTGATCTAACTATTCCCAATTGTTCTCTACTAAGTGCTAACGAAAATTGTCTTATCCACTGTTTTCCTATAGAGTTTATTTTTGCGTATTTAAGATTCCCAAACGGGAGATTCGACATGTTAGACACACCATCAATTGTTTTGTCCTCATACGATGGTGATGTTGGATCAGGATACTGTCTTATTTTCACCCACAATTTTTTTGTATCTGATTCTACTGTTGGTGTAGGATATATTCTAAGATTTGTACCGTTTATTTCATAAGAGTAGTTTGATCTTCTAACTCTATTAGATAGGTCTAGCTGGCCGGCTCTAAGAATATCTTCAAACACAGGGAGCACATAAAATATTGTCTCAGGTGTAAAAGATTCAAATGAGAACTCATTATTCAAGTAATTAATAGCTGACGTCGTATCAAAGAATCTATATGCTGCTTGTGGATTATAGTGAAAAACCTCTACGATTCTTAACTTACCTTTTGAGTTATCAAACAATCCACCATTAGCACCAGACAGCTCTGTATATAGATTATAGTCTTGTCGACCCTGTTGGAGACTTATTGACCCAGACAGTGTGTTATAAGAGCCCCCTATGCCCGCTTCCATCGCGTATGGTTCAGCAAATCTTGACAAGTACTCTAGATTATCTCTTACGAACCTTTCTTCAGCGCCAGTCTCCATATCTGGATTGTCAGCGCTGCCCGTTGGGAAGCCTAAGTAGTTAACAAGCTGTGATTTTGCCTGGTATTGATTTAAAATTGAACTATACTCAAGAACAGCTTCTTCAAAATTTGAGAATATCTGTTTTTTTGTTAATTCAACAGAAAGTATGTCATCACCTAGCTTCCGCTTAACAAAAGTGACCATGCTATCAGCATCAGTTAAAAATGATGTCTCTGAATCAAATAACCCAAAGGGTGTTGGATTCGTGGTATTCGCGAATGTCGCCACTTTGTGCTCCTTTTCTACATCTATATATAGGCATACACAACTCGACTAACTAAACGCAATTTCAACATAATGATGTATCATCTACATCAAGATTTTTCTAAACTATTTTCAAAAAATACTTCTCTAATCAACTCTCTCAACTCATTTAATGACATACTAAAAACTTTTTCTTCTTTTTGTATTCCTCTGGCTCGTCTTGCACCTTCAGCTTTTTCCCTAGATGAATGGCAGGATGCTTTTACCCACTTTCCATTTTTCTTTTTTTGTAAGACATACGTGCCGGTATTACCCTTTGAGTCTACACAATCTTGTTTTCTAATACGATACGGCATGCGTGATCACCCTGATGTATCAATTTCAAAGTACGCGTATAGCTTACCTGTCTCTGGATCTCTGCTTATATCAAATCTCCACATGGGCGCGCCTCTGTATTTATTAGATAAATATTCTACTGCATCCTCGTCTGTCATACCCTCAGGTGCAAATGATGTTCCTATACTAGTGTGACCGTAAGTTGGACGTCCTTGGCCTCGGCCGTGTGCCGGAAGCGTCTTGATTCTTCTGCCAGCTATCATCTCAGTCGACTCATCATCGATTCGCTGTCGCTCTACTCTTGCACGCTCAGCTTCTTCACGGCGTGTTGTTTCTTTTGTGATAAGGTCTGCTCCTGTGGGTAATGAAAGTAGCTCACCTGACTTGGCATCATTTACTGCGTATCTTAAATGAAATGTAATAAATCGTTTATCAAGATCTGTTCTCATAACAATTTGACCGACGACTTCTCTAAACTTACTTGGGCCTATCGGTGTGCCAGGTGCTCTAGGTTGCTGTTGAGATTCAGCCTCTACCAGAGACGGAGCTAGCTCTATCATCATGTCATGCGCTAGCGCGATATCATGAACTATTGACATGTCGCTTGTCCTGCTCATCTGCTTGCTCATGTGATCAGCTAGATTTTTTCTCATGACTGTGCCTTTTCCGAATTGATTCTCAAGATTTGAAATAGCAGCAGCAACTGCATCTTCGCGTGTGCCTTCACTTACCCTAGATGACTTCTTCATGTGTACCCTCACTTGCTTCTAGTTTAACACTTATATTATACACCTATAACTATGTTATTGCACGTGAAAGTGCACACAAATCAACGTCGTGTACGTAAGAAATAAAAAAAGACACCCTTGCGGGTGTCTTTAAAACCTAGCACTTAATTATGTATTAAGCGACTGTCAAAGCACCGGTACTACCAACACCTTCAGTAACATTCTGAATTCTGACCAGCCATTGGTTTTCTACAATGCAATAAAAATGAATCAAGCTACCTGCTTGTAAAAAATTTGTTGCTGTAGCAGCCGGCGTATAAATTAGTTTAACAGAAGTTGGTACAGTGGATGTACCTGCAGTCAAAACAGAGGCGGCTGCTGCAGAACCAACGTTAGAGCTGATTACCTGCTTTGCCAAAACTTCTGATCCGCTAGCATCAGCTGCACCTTGACAAAAGATATCAAGTGCATTGGCCTCATCCGGGTCACCGGTAAGGTGTACTACCAAGTGTGTATCAACAGTTCCTCTTGGCAGATAGATAGATCCTGCGGCGCCGGAATCCCATGCTAGGGTGTTGACAGCATTTGGTGCTACTCGAGCAGCTGCGATTGTGGTAGCGGTCGCGCTGGCTTTTGCACTATCAGCTTCAGCATCTGTAACTGCTGCTACGGTGTCTGTCAGGTTGTTTAGGTTTCCTGATAGGAAATCCAGATAGTTCATTGTGATTCCGCCACCACTTTCCTGAACTAAACCTTTTCCTACTGTGTATGTTACTTTTGGCATAATCTCTCCTTTTGCTCCCAATGATTCCGATTCCCTGTGGGTGTCAGGTGATTATAATAAACCGGGCCTGCTTTTATATATCCAGCTAATACTACTTTTAATACTACTTTTTCAATAATTTTGCTAAAGTAGGATTACCCTCTCCGCCTTGCGATTCCCACAAAGCGTCTACCCTAGGGTCTGCGCCGCCGGCGCCTCTGGCAGGCCTCTTCGCTAATTGCGCTCTAAGCTCTGCAACTTCCTTACGAAGCGCAGCGATCTCTTTCTCTAAGTCTGCATGACTGTGGTCTGTTGTTGTTCTTGCTGCTCTGGGCATTATTTTTCTCCTTTAAAATGAAAAATGATATACTCGTAGGATAATTATAACGCAACTACTCAAACTTTAAAAGGTTTTGCTATGATTATCAAGAATAGTATTGTACCTAAATTATCGTCTGTGTTTATAGATGTGTATGCAATTACTTTGTGGCCGTTTATCTTCGTAAGAGATGAAGGGAATCCCATTACGCTTAATCACGAGAATATACACTTAAAACAGCAAAAAGAACTTCTTCTAGTTGGGTTCTATGTTCTTTACGCAATATTTTGGCTGATAGGAATGGTAAAATATAAAAACTCGCACAAAGCGTATACTGAGATACCTTTTGAGCGAGAAGCATATACCAATCAAGGTGACTGGGTTTATATTTTAAATAGAAAGCGTTATAGCTGGATTAAATACATGTCATCCAGTTGATCCGAAACCGCCTGTGCCTCTTGATGAGACACATAGCTCATCTTCATAAAGATGCTCCTCGCTAGTTAGATGAGGTCGGAAGTGAATAACTGGGATCATCACAATCTGCGCGATCTTGTCTCCCGATTTAACAACTCTTGGTAGGCTACCCACGTTGTGTAAATTAATCATCACCTCCCCTAAATAGCCAGAATCAATTACGCAGGCGCCTACCAAGAGCTGAAACTTATATGCCCAAGATGATCTATTCTTCACCTCAAGCATGTATCCATGAGGTATCCCAAATTTTAATCCCGTGCCAAGCAGAATACTTGTGGTTGGCTCGATCACAGTTTCCTGTGGTTCATCAATGCCAGGACTAAAAAATACATCTATCCCAGCATCAGAAGGATTTGCACGATCAGGCGCGTGAGCGCCGTCGTGTATTTTTGAATACTCTAGTATCACAGCAATGCCATAATTCAAGTATACACAGCGCCTACGAGTTGTACACGCGGAGTTTTACTTGATTAGCCTTCGTTTCGAAATAGTATGAATTTCCAAACGGGTTCTTTATTAAGACATTTTTCATTTATTGCAACATAGTCACAAGCATCAACCGGGGTGGTTAATATAATAGCTGGATTATTAAAAATAGTTGTGCCTGTCGTTTGCACGTAAACTTTGCTACTCATACCGATATATGTCAAAAAAGCAATTGATAGATTCAAGCTCTCATCACGAGGGACAGCAACAACAATATTACTGACTTCACGTTCTTGAGTTGGCTCATAAACTGGTTGGACTTTTTGACCTGGATCTGCAAAAGCTGGATAACTGATCTGAACTGACAATAACAGTAACAATAACAACATATACATTAGTGAATCTCCTATACACCGTATATTAAATATGATGCATCTACATATACTTACAAAACAATTACTTCTAATTTTCTGTCACAAAAGAGTAAAGTTTTCTTGTCTCTTCTATTAGCGAGTCAATTGTTATATCTTCAATTTGCTTATGAGTTTCCCATCGCATTGCTGCTTTATGCTGTAGTATTTCTTTTGCTAAGTTAAGTAATTGCATTCGAACTCCCATGTCCGTTTCTGCACATGTGTCGAATGTTTCAACAATCTCATCCTCAGCTTTTTCGCGCGTTGCGTCCGGATCTATTAACATCATCACTTCCTTTACACTCATTATACACATAGAGCTAACAATGTATAAAAACAAAAAAGGCACCCCGCAAGGGGTGCCTTTTATTCGAACGTATCTTATCTTAGATTAGATGATGTCCATATCCATGACTGTAACTGTACCGTAGAAGTCAGCTCGAACCATCTTCTTGCCGTAGCGAGTCATCACGCCCTTACGGGGTGTGAAGTCCTCTGGCGCAAAGATCGTCGGGGTGACGATAAGCGGGACATAAGGAGCGTATACGTAACCTGTCTCAAGGTAGCTACCGCCCTTGTACCCAACAAGTACCTTGTTGCGTGGGAAGTAGGGGTCCTTATAGACCGTGAAACGGTTGCTCAAGCTACCAATTGCAGCAGCACCGAGTGAGAATGGAGCAGAGACCTGTCCATCACCATCAAGCTTGATAGTGGGCTTGTAGAGCACAGAGGCCTCGAAGATCGTTGCAACTTCAGGTGAAACCACGATGAAGTTAGCAGAACCTCTGAGAGTCTTTCTGTGGATCTCGTTAGCCACGTCGATGATTGTCTCGACGAGTGTCTCGTACCACTCACGAACTGTACCAGTGAACTGAGGCCCTGTGGCTAGCGTGCTAGCAAGAGTAGCAGCAGCGCCGCTGTTCTTATTAACGAACTTACCAGGACTACGTGACCAGTAATAGTTTGCACCTGCAGCCTCTACCAGGAGATCGTTAAGGATCTCACGATCGATCTCTAGAGCGATCTGCTCAGAGAGGATCTGTGTGAGCTCAACCTCAGCGTCGAGGCTGTGGTAAGCGTTCAGATCCTGAGCGAGTTCTGGTGACCAGCGAGCACGGAGCTTACGGGTCGTCGCTGTAACAGCGATTGACTCGATCTTGATGTCGATCTCAGGGATGACGGGTGAAGGTGTAGCTGCGAAGTCAGACTCGAAGCTAGGAATTGTGAGTGTTCCACCAGTTCCACCTGCAGCAGATACGCTATCAGAGATAACGAATGATGCTGTAAGATACTGGAAGTTGGTTGACGTAGCAGCAATTGAGCCTGCGTACGTTCCTGAAACGACACAAAGAACGCCTGCATCAGCGTCTGTAAGCGGCTTAAGCGCGTTTACAGTAAACTTCGAAGTTGTCGAGTTCCACGTACCTAGCTGGTTAAGACGTCGCACGTTCTTGATGCCTGAGCCACCTTGGACTGAGTCACCTAAGCTCGCGAGAGCTGACTGACCGCTACCTGCATCGTAAAGTGCTAATGACTTAACTGCAGTCTGATCCATCCTGACACTATTTGAAGATGACAGCACGTTCGCGGCCACGATCAAGAATGTGTGAGGGTTATCCTCTTCTATCAGCTGTACGATCTGCGGGTCGAACTGAAGTAGCTTACCATCAGAGCCACTAGTTGTAGCACGGACAGCATTTGCTGCGACCTGTGCAGATCCGCCACCGAATGATCCGGAGAACATTATGCAGTCACCTGCACCAAGCACTGCAGTTGCATGCTGTTGTGTGTATGACGTACCGACTAAGTCGTAATGACCACCTACAGCAAGTGAACCTGAACGGACACCGGAGCCTGGGGGGTTATTATATAGCGACTGGCCTTGTTCATACGTGACGTTAGTACCTGTCAGGTTTGTGCCTGACTGTGAGCTGTCACCGCCGACATCAGAGCCGTAGGTGTAGTCAAGGTAGAAGAGCAGACCAGACGGTAAGCTCATGGGCTGAATTGAAACGAGCTCGTTTGCAACGAGTCCGCCGAAAACACGACGCACGATCGGGAAAGCGATGTTTGAAAATCCATCGACACGACCTGAGTCAGCGTTTGAAGAACCAAGCACGTTGGCCTCACGTAGTACCTGTGCGGCTTGGTTTTCAAGCAGACGAGACATAGCCTCGCGCTTGTAATCTCCGAGTCCTCTCAGTAGACCGGTTCGGGTCCATTTCTCGACTAGACGACGCCCTTCGGCGCCCACATTGCGATCACGGATCCCTTCCGTTAACTGATTGAGGGAAAATGTTCTAGACATAATATTTTTCTCCTTTTAAGTTAATTATTGTGAACAGTTTTTACTTTACTTAAGTCCTGCTAGTGTCTGCCATCTGTCGAGTTCACCATTGACTCGACCAGTGCCAGACGAGGACGTAGTTGCTCTAGACGAACTTCCGTATCGTCTAGACTCAGTTAAGTTACCTTTGGATCCTCTACCGAATGTCTCGGTCAAAGAACCATATAATGACTTAGCCTCTCTAAGAGTTCTTGCCTCATCGAGCGCCTTAATGACTGACTTCTTCTCAGACTCAGAAAGAGTCTTGTTCTGAAGAAGCTTATTCACATAAAGCAGCTTAGCATTAAATAGGTTGAGATCTTCCAACTGTTCACGAAGCGTATTGATCGCGCCTCTGTATTTATTCAGTTTCTCTTTCTGAGATCGATTCATGCGTCTCAGCTGGCGTATAGCCTCGTTTAATTTATTAATCTGTGGTGGGTTTTCAAATGGATCTGAGCCGTAGCTTCCGCCTCCGAAGGCGTTTTTGTAACCTACATTCTTCTTTCCTGATCCACCAAACGCGTTCTTCGTGCCGGCCTTTGATGTGCCCTTGCCTCCGAAGTGATGGTCAACATTACCTTCACGCAGCATGCGTCGCGCGCGCGCGAGCTCCTCTTTGAGCATCGTCGCGTCGACTGTATAAGATTCCTCAGCCGGTGGGGGCTCTTCACCCGCATCATCTCCAAGGTCACCGAAGTCAGGCATCTCGAATTCGCCTTCATCACCTTCATCACCTTCATCTTCATCGTCCATGTCGAGGTCTTCATCGCCTTCTTCGTCTTCGTCAGGAAGCACCATACCGAGGAGATCTTCTGGCAGTGCATCTTCTTCAATATCTGGGCCTAAGTCAAGAACTAAACGCAACTCTTGAAGCATCTCAGACAGGTCGCTATCTTCTGTAGCCCAGTCCATCTCGTCTACCCCTTCTTCTGGGTAGAGCTCTTGACCTTCTGTTGCCGTGTTCTCGGTTCCTAAGTCTTCTTCAAGTGCTTCACGAAGCGCTTTTAGATCAACTTCGTAAAAATTTCTATCTGCCATAACTGAATTCTCCTCATTTTTGACGACTTTATTACTTATCTCGCTATTTGCTAAATTATCCACAGTATTGTTAATTTTATTTGCAATTTCTAATAATTTATCTCTTTGTCTGCTCGAAAGAGAAGCAACTGCCTCTTTTACAGAACTATTTATCACTGAAGCTGAATGTGACTCACTAAGCGAGTTTAATATTTCGTCACCTCCAAGCATAGCAACCAAAGAGCTCAATGCATGCTCATCTAAAAAAACATCTTCAGATAGCTCTTCTCTTTCATCAGCGATGAACATGTCTTCGTTAGTATCACTCGATTCTAACAGCTGCTCTTCTATAAAATGTCTTATTTTCGGTGTGACAGCTTCAAGAATTGCTTTCTTTGCATTGTCTTCTGCAACTTCTCTAAGCTTTTTTGCATCAGCTATTGCTTCCTCAAAAATTTTACTCGACATGTTATCACCTATCTCGCTTAATAAATATCACTCATAATGTGTATTATCTCTTCTTTAATAATCTTCTAATGAATGAATATAGTTTCTTATTTTATTCTGTCTTTTCACAGCATTATCGTAAGGGTCAATATCTGACAAAGACCAGATATTTTCTTCATCTTCGTAATGCTTGGGCAAGGGTGCGCGTGATGTACCAAACTGCGTGCCGTCTTGGCGCCCAGGCTTATTCCTTATATACATAGCACTCCCTTGAGTGCCCATGGCAGGACCTTTTGTGTTCGTCCTTGTTCTGTATGTTAGTCTTGGTGAAAGACCTTTAGATACGGGTGTCGTGTGATCACCTGCAAACTCCATAGTTAAATATCCACCTACGTTTGTTACAGCGTTACCCACATCTCTTCTTCCTCCAATGTCTGCCCTGTGAACAGCATGCGAGTCGGTTTTTCTTCTTATCTTATTAATGTACGCGTCGGTCTCATCAAAATCTTGAGGATCGAAATCTTCATCTTCTTCATCATAATCAAGATAATAAGATTCATCACCTATATTCTTATCATAAATAGGAAATGTCTGGCCCCTAGTCTTTCCAGTTACAGGGTGACCACCGCCTCTAACATTTCCTAATCCTCCAGGAGTACCTGGCTCATATGGGGTAAGGCCAAAAGCAGACATTGTCTAAGACTGACCGTTTGATCCTAGATACGATTTTCCTGAGATGTAATTACCTAGTGACTGTTCAGCTATTCTTTCTGAAGTTTCATCTGGTGATGTTGTTCCTGGTAATCCGCTTCCAAACTCCAAATTATTTTCAGGAGTAGGTAGTATTCCATTGAATTCAGGCTGATCTGTTGCACTCACACTTCCGGGCCCGGGACTAGTCAAGTTCGGTATGTATGGTGTAGCAGGAAGGCCGCCTCCGCCTGTTGCAACATCTTCTAGACTGGGAACAGGATCTTGTGTTGTTCCCTTGAAGTCACGATCATACGAGTTCACACCGAGTCCGCCCAGGACGACGCCATCAAGTGCTGTTTCTTGAAAAAGTTTCTTTCTTTCAGCATCAGTAACATCACCTGAGTAAATCGGCGACGCCGGGTATGATGATCTTAAATTACTTTCTTTTCTTGCACCCATAGCGCGGTCTGTGGCTAAAGCAGCTTCAACTATAGTTTGCGGTTGTTCTGCCATTATAGTCTCCTAATCAATTCTTTCTTGATTAACTTCCGGGCTTCATAGATTCTCTTTAGGCGCTTAGCTGCCTTTGTCTCGCGGCGCTTTAATTCGGCTAGCGCTCTTATCTGTGCTACGACACTTGATGACGAATTGTGCTTCTTCTTTCTTGTCCTGGGCTTTGACTTAGTCACAGGCCTGGGCTTTGAAATTCTGAGCCTTCTTTTTTCTTCTTCAATGATTCTCTTTAAACGTCGAGGTGTCAACTTTCTTACTTTGGCCATGATTATTCCTCCTCAAATAATGCGATCAAGATTAATTATAACTTCACAAGATATATTTCAACTTAAATATCAACTAAACGCTAAAGTCGCCCAATTTTTTGCAGATTCGCCAAAAATATCTTCAGGCTCATTTTGTCTCACAATCGCGGCTGCCTCATCAGCAGGTTTTGACAATACAGCAGATCTAGCACCAGAGCCCTCAGCTGAAACTTGCTCTTGCAGGGTTGTATTTGCTGTGTCTGCCAACAGTTCCTGCATCAGCGGGTCTTTTGTTATTGACTTAGTCACATTAGAAACTGCTTGGCTGTGCCTTGTTGTTTGTTCACTGGCGCCATTTTCATCACCAAACCTAATACTATCAAGATAGCTGGGCTTTCGCACAGGATCAGCGCGGGTTCTTCGTGTATCATTTGACACACCGAGACCCTCAATTGAGCGACTTTTTTCGCTTCTAGCCTGAATTGCCTCAGATAGCGCTCTCTTTTTTCTTGACGACTTTCCGCGGTCAGGTGCAACTATTCCTTCAGCTAATATCTCAACCAAACATTCTTTAACAATAGTCTTAAGTGCCTGTTTATCTAGCTTCATCACTTATCCCAGCTTAATATTTCATTAAAAATTCTATCAATTTTGTCTGATCTGTTAAAAAATTTGTCTAACTCTTTTCTCTGGATTGTCTTTCCCTCGCGAAGCATGTACGCGCCAGGAGTGCTGGGCTCACTTACCATATCAAAACAAATTAACTGAAAATCATCTTGAACAACTTGAGAATCTCCTTTTGATGTTGTTGAACCCACACCTCTTGAGCTGATCCCTAGTGTTATTTCACTTTCAATCAAGCTCTGTATTATCTTTCCGCTTGGTGTATCTAATATTTCAATAGTCCCGTAAACATCATCACCTTCCATGCGTGCTTCTCTAACAATATGAGAAACATTTTTTAGCTCAACAACAGATGAGTCTGGATGATCACACTCGCCTAGCGCGCGATTTTCCTTAATCAGCTTCTGATAATTCATTATCTCTCTTTCTAGAATTGACTTAGGATAGATTCTTCCGTTTTGATTTAACGTATTTGCTCTTTGAATAATGCCGCTTAACATTACTTTACCATATTTTTCTTTTGACTCTTTTAGCATCTTTTTTGAGCAAGATATTGGTGTCCACTCTCTTAAAACTGTAAGGCTACTCATTTTAGTCTCCTGATTGATTTAACTCTGTTATTAATTTTGTCACTGTCAAAAACTTGATTATTGAATCATCATCAATATTATCAATTTTAAGCTCTTCTATTCTTTCCCTTACAGTGCTTACCTTCTGAATCAAAATTTTATTATTCTCTATGACTTCAAAGTTTTCTAAAAGATTCTGTGCCTCTTTCTTTTTTATCGTAAGATACTGTTTAAATGCTTTTTTGTCACCCTCAGAATAAATTGCATAGTTTCTAATTATTTCTTTCTGGCTCTCACTCAAGTCTGACCCATACTTTTTGTTTATTTTTTCTGTCATAATCTTTAAAATTAACGAACTAGAGTCTGAGGCGTTTAATCTTTTCATCTCATTTTCTAAGTTGATAGTTTTTTTATCCTGTAAGAGCAAAGTGCCTATTTTTTGTTCAAATTCGATCAATTTTTGCACATTTGACCCACGCTTCTTTCTCCACTCATTAAGCATTATTTGAATTGTTGCAAGGTCTCTATAATTAGAAATAGACCTATAATAAAAAGCTGAATCATTAATCTTATAGTTAATATCCCTAATTAGATCAGACTTTTCTTTATTGAGCTTCTTGATATCACACTCTCTCGCTGCATACTTTGCTTCTGACAAAATAGATGCAACGATATGCGTGTCACTAGCAGTTGTCTGTGCTAGCGCATTGAATAACCTGAACTCCTTATACAACTCTGTGCCATTAGCAAATCTTTTTTCTAAGATTTTTGTAACCTTCTTTAGCTCAGTTAAATTTCCATCAATTAAACAATTGCCCAGATGTTTTAAAAGTAGCTCATAGATGATACCCACATTTCTTTTTTTATTATGTTTCGTCTGTGTCTTCATTTAAATTTACTTCCTCTGATGAATTATTCTCAGATATGACAATTTGTCGTTTTTCTTCCTTACCAAACTGTGTATTCAGCTTACTCAAAGTTGATTTAATCTGGCTGGTCATGTGTGCGTTTTGAACTATCTTACTATCTAAGTATTCTCCTATATCAAAATCTTCTTCATTTAGATTAGGCTTTACTAAACTCCTTAAATCGCCACCAAGCCTTGACATACCATCAACACTATTTTGTTTTCTAGTTCGCTGATAAGTACTTGACATGTTATCTGCAAACTCTGCCTTTCGAGTATTTTTTGCCTTCGATCTTTTAATCTTATAGTCTATTTCATACTCTTTTTGAAACTCTTCAAATTCTGTCATTTCAGAATCTGAACCTTCTTTATCCGGAGTATTATCTTCATCTAACACAGACACGATGTCATCAATTTTTTGTTGTATTCTAATTGGAACGACATCGTCATTTACTGAATTTGTCTCAGCTAGTGCTGGTGCTCCAAAATCTAGTACTCCTGCCTCAGGAGCTCCTGCAGGTGGGCCTATATCAATAGCGGGACCTAGCGCTGGTTCACCGGCCATGGCAGACTCTGGGCCTTCCGGAGCAGTTATCTGCGTGGCTTCAATTTCAAGCGACATAACCTTATCCTTCTTTAGGCCATCCTTAATTGCAGCAACTTCTGCATCTGACAATCGAAGAATATTTTTTTGTACCCAAAGTTTATCAACCATTCCCTCTACTGCTACTGCTGATGTCGCTGCTTCAAATCTAGACTTAATCAGCTCAAGCTTTTGTTGTTGCGCGATTGTTGATGGATTTGATAGCTTTAGCTTAAAATCTAACAAATCCTCATCTGTGAAGCCATTGCAGTACAGATGCACAATTGCAATCTTGTTCATTTCAGACAGTATTGTTCGTTGAATTCTTGCTATAGTCCTGCTAAATCGTATATCTTCCTGAGACAAGGTGGCTTTCGCACCTAGACCTTCGTCATATCCGAGATATGCCTTAGGTATTTTTAACGCAGCAAATAACTTTTTCTGTATGTACTCGACATCATTTGTCTCACCTGCAATTGTGCCGCCTGCCAATGAGACAATATCTGTTCCTGACTCTGAACCTCTTACTGGAATAAAGTAATCCTCATCAACAGACAACGGATTATAGCGTAGATCAACTCTGCCGGATGTGTGGTCTGTTATTGAAGCTCTCTTAAGCGAGGACGTTGCTTTTTCCATGTATGATGCCACATCGTCTGGTGGGACGTTGCCTACATCAATCTTAAACACTCGTCTTTCTGGCGCTCGAACTATCCTGTAGACTAACATTGCATCTTCAATGAGAATGAGCTGTCGCCAAATTCGCCTTGCGGGCTCTAATACCGACGAACCGTATGGAAGAAACGCATCATTTCCCAGCAGTCTCATGTGAGAAATTTGCCAGTTTTCCAAGACCTGATTTCCTTGTGTGACCCACCTGAATCGTACTGCCATTGGGTCCTTCGGATCAAATCCTTCCTCTCGCTCAATCTCAGAAATTGGAAGCGGATATGCATTAATTACACCGTACTTTGGATTAACATCATTGAATAAAAAGAAATCACCATACTTAACAAGATTTCTAATCCACGGCGTCATATTGAATTCAATATTTAAGGTGTCATAAAATAGTTCTTCTAGTATCTGTTTAATTTTTACATTATCTGTGAAGATGTGCAAAACTTTTCCGGATTCGTCTGAAGAGCATGATTCTTCTGCGTATATGTCTAGAGCGCTGCCAATTTCTGGTGTGTACTCCATCTCGCTGAAATCACTGTATCTAGCCATCCTGTCATATGTCCCATAGGCAGACATAGCAGTGCTGTAAACTTGACTTTGATTCTTGCGAAACATGTCGAACGCTGATGAAGTGTACTTTGCATCAGGTGACATGACATTTCTTTTAACAACTGGACCACTTCTAAAGAGTCGTGTGAGTCTGTTAAATAAATTTCTACTGTTTTTTATATCAGCCATAAATTATCCTACTTTAAAAGCCATAACATATCTTCTGGTATATTACCACGTTCTAAAGTTTTATTAACATCTTGCTTAACTATATTTCCCTTGTCGCTATTTTCCTTCTCAGCACTTGAAGCATATACACCCACAGGCTGTAACACTGCGGCAGGAGTATCATTATACTGTCTTTTTTGTACCTGAAACCCTCCCAATATAGCGTCGTTCAAAGCTTTAGAGTTTTTACTATAGTCTGATGAAGCATCAAATAGCCAAGCGCCTATTGCAAGGCTCATAACAAGATCATCGTTAAACCCTCGTTTTGCTTGTGCCCTGCCTGTCTTCCATGTGAACACCTTTAACTCTTCATAAAATCTTGAAGAACGAATAATCAGCTGTTTGTTTCTAATAACTTCTTCTAATTTTGATAGAATTGTTGATCTTGTCTTACCATTTGTATTGAATCCGGCTGTGTCTGCAGAAGCTGGAGCAACATAGTCGCCTATCAAAGGAACTCTTCTCTTTCTATAGTAGAGCCTCGGATACTTTAACTCTTGTAGCTTAAGTATTGTAGCATATCCATAGCTATTATTCTCAGGACAGGCAATTGCATTATTATACATTAAGCCGAACTCATTAATTAACTCTGCAAATGTATCAGGTCTTATTTTTCCCTTATACTCAGCAACTACTTCTGATGTTTCATTATCAATTATGTGAAACGTAGAGTAATCCTTAGAATCACCTCTTGAGACATCAGCAGATAGAACGTAGTCATGCTCTGATAGCGGATATTTCCAAATCCATACATTCTTATCATTTCCCTTCCTATCGATGGGCTTCTCAACTAATGTAGAAAGCCACTCTAGTGAAGATGCATCTAAAAAAGTCTCTCCGCTTGTTGCAAAGTCGCAGAGGTACTCCTGCGCTATCTGTCGTTTTGACAGATTCTTTGTGACTTCGTCAAACCACTCCTGACCACGTTCGGGATGTTCATCCCACATTATCTTTATTGGATTAAATTCATTTAAACCAGCTTCTGCATCTGTGTACAACTTATGGTACTGGCCTCCAACACCGTTGGGTGTTGATAGAATAATGACGCGGCCGCCAGTTGAAATTGTTGGATAGATTCCTGTCCAGATCGTATCAAAGTTTCTAACGAATGCTGCTTCGTCAACTATCAACAGTGAAAGTGCTTCAGATCTTCCTGCATCTTCTGATGTCGGAATTGCTTTTATCTGTGAGCCATGGCTGAACTGGACCATCTGCTTGTTGTTAGCAACGATCTCAGGAAGAAGAAGCCATTTTGGCAAAGATCTCAACATTGTCTTTACCTTTATGATAAAGTTTTGAGCAACTGCTAGTTTAGTAGCAATAATGAGAATATTCTTCTCTCTCTGAAAGATCGCCATCCAAACTGCGTATGCAGCAACAAGTGTTGATATTCCCAATTGTCTAGACTTTAAAACAACATTAAATCTATGTTCCAAAAAGTCTTCTATGCACTTGTCCTGGAATTCGTAAGTATCAAACGATATAAGACCGCTTACTGGGTGTTGTATTTTCAGATAATTTTTAAAAAAATATTCTGGATTTTTACCGCACTTTACAATTTCTTTGACCTGTAGCTGCTTGTTGTATTTTGCCATCACTTAGCTTCAAAATTATACACGCATCTGACTAGTGCCGTTCCCTTTGGTGAATACACAGACATATTGATTAATTCAACGGACTGGTCATGACCCAATTCTTTTGTTTTGAGTGCCCTTCCTGCATTAGACTTAAACTGCTTCTTTATCTCTTTAAGATGTTCATTACACGCCTTTGCGAGTTGCTCTTTTGCTTTGGAAGATTCCTTTTGCATTTCTGACCTGTTCAATAGATTAACAATAATCATGCAAGTAATTCTAAGTCTTTCCTCTCCCACTATTTTCGAAACAATCTTGAAAGAGCCGTTTGACTCTTCGCTCCGTGCTGTTCCGTACACATCCTCAACAATTGAACCTAAAATATTATATTCTTCAAAATTCACAGTAATCTCCTCGTTTTTTGATAGAGTTTATTTTTTGTCTCTATATAACTATCTACCTTATTTTGTTTTGGACGCCAACCTTTTGCCCATTCTTGCTTTCTCGACTCAATAAATGTTAAATAACAATCATTGCAACACTTATACGATTTGTTTGACGAGATATCTTCTCTGCTTATAATAGGATACTTGCAAATTTGACAATAAAAACTATTATTGTCAGTATCTGCCCCCTCGTATGTTCTAACGTTATAAACTCTTGACATGTGAATCAGAACCTTTCTTTGTGATGTCTATCGTGTTGTCAACAATATCTTTAACTGTATCTATGTGAGAAATGACTATAATGTTCTTAAACCACTTCTTAAGAGAATGTAATAATTTTCCACACGATTCAAGATTTGTTTCATCAAGTGATCCAAACCCTTCGTCGATCATCAGCATATTTGTCTTTGGAAGTGATGAAATATTAATTAATGCCACTCTAATAGCTAGTGATGATAACATCTTCTCCATGCCAGATCCCAGTTCAACAATTCGCCTTGAATCACCGTAGTCAATATATATGTCCATTGAGTTTGAATCTAGGTCAGCCTCCAAGACAACTGTGAAATCAACCACACCCTTAAGGATCTTTGAGATCTCAGCGTTAATCTTAGGTAACAAAGTACTAATAATTTGAACCGGAATTCCCCTCTTCGATGTTGCTTGAATGAATAAGTCAAATATTCTTATGCTTTTATTCACACGCTCATAATCAAATTTTTGGCTCTCTGCAACAGATAATGATGCTTTTGAATTGGCAATATTATTAATAATTTGAATTCTATTTTTATCAAAACGATTTAAATCTCGCTTTTTTTCTTGTATTCTACTGCTTAGTCCTACGCGCGCGTCATTCTCATCTTGACTCTCAAATCGAGCGCTAAGATCTTGAAGCTTCTCTTTCTTTTCTTTTATTGTCCTCGTTAAATTAGTGATATCATTCTCAAGACTATTGATCTTTACTCTTTTTTCCGAAATTGATGTAACAAGAGACACCTTCTTTTGTAGAATTACGTTATACTTTTCTATTTTCTTCTCATAGTCTTCTCTGACTAGCTTTTTAAATGCAGAATTAATGTCAGACATGTGCGTTCTTAAAACAATAACTTTTTCTTCCTGACTTTGAAGCTTCTTCTTGTTCTTATGTGATTCCTTAATAAACTTACATGTTGGAAATTGATCACCGCAGGGCACTTCTTTTAACTTATCAACAGACTTTGTTAATACTGACAATTCTTTCTTTTCTAAATTATAGTCATTTGTTACTTCATACAAAGTTTTTTCTATCTGTAACTGTGCTGCTCTCTTTTCTTTAACATCGTCTATATCAAATGTCGTAAGAAAATCAGTTATCTTTTCAATTTTATCTTCAGTGTCAAATATCTTGTCTCGTAATTCATCTAGTTCAACTTGTATGTTTTCTTTTCTTGTTATTGATGCCCTGTGTGTTTTTTCTGCGTTCTTGACCTCTTGTTCGTCAACGTAGACAGAATCGCTTGACTCATGAAGCTCCCTGGTCAATATTTCAATTGACGCTTTTGTTCGCTTAATATCTTCGCGGGAGGTGTATAGTCCAGACTCCTGTGTAGAAATGTCTGCTGTAAGTGTTTCTATTCTTTTCTTCCAGTTGTTGTCAGAAAGATGTCTAGCCTCTGCTCTTAAGTCATTTGATGTCTTCTTGGCCAGCTCATTCATTTTATCAAAAACTGTCAAATCTAAGAAATTTGTTAGAATTGTCTTTCTTTGTGAAGCCTTCTCTCTTATAAAGGTATTCATTTCACCTTGTGAAGCTAAACTAGTCATCAAGAACTCTTCTGAAGTTCCTATCATTCCTCTAACTATTTTTTCAGTTTCTCTTCGTTGCTCCTCAGTCATGTCTTCTATGATCTCGCCCAGACTATTTAGCTTGAAGAACTTTAACGTTGTAGGTGCCCAATAGCCCTTCTTGCTCTGTTTTTTAACAGTCGATCGTATGATTCTGTGCGGAACATTATTAATCAGTAAATCTATCTCTACTTTGCATGAATTGTGTCTAGTATTGATCACGTGAAGATTTTTAATGCTTCCTCTATCAGTAGTATTGAATAGCGCGTACGCTATCGTTCCAATAATTGATGACTTCCCTTTCGCATTTTTACCGAATATTCCAGTTATTCCGGGTAAATTTTCGAAATTTATATAGTTCTTAGGGCCATACGAAAAAATATTATCAAACTTGATCTTACTAATTGACCACTTTATGTTTCTTAAGTCTCTTTCATCTTGCAACACTTCTGACAAGTATTCCTCAGTCATGCTGTCTAAAGCTTCTGAGTCTTCAGTTCCTAAATTGTGACTAACATAGTAGTCACTAATTAATCGTTTATGCACATTGACGTCTCTAAGATCAAGCGAGTCTTTACCACCTTGGTTAATAAAGTCTGTCTCTAGTTTTGTATCTATCTTAAAAACAACTTCTGTTGCATTGTTCTTCTTTGATAAGATTTTCTGTAATCTTCTCGAGTCTGACTGTGATATGTAATTGTCAGATCTAATTCTAAATCTTGTTAAGTTAGGATACTGATTACATGCCAAGACAGTTGATTCTACGTTACCCTTCCAGTCAACAGTTGCAAAAACGTAATCATTGTCAACTTGATAAAATTCTACATCAAAATCATCAGTGCTACGAATATCCCAAAAGAGAAATCCCTTCTCTGAGTCTTCTCCATAATTTTGTTGAATCGTAGATCCGCAATATGCGACTGTCTTATCTTCATTTAAGAATTGTCGCTTATGAATGTCGCCAAGCAGCGCAAAATCATAGTCTTTAAACGCGGACACGTTGATTTCACCGTCGAGCTGCCAGTCTGTGTCTGTCAAAGACCCGCGGACTGCACCATGATACAGAGCAAGACTGATCTTGTCATTGCTAGGCGAAACAGTACCCCACCTCTCTTCATCAAAGCACGAAAAGACACACCACTCAAAGCCTGGAATGCCTACGTCATATGTCCCTGATTCTTTGTAGAGGTGTATATTTGAATTATTTAATGCATCAATTATTGGTGTTATTGCATCCTGTCTGTCTTTGTTTAGTATCAGACCGTCATGATTCCCAAGAATTACATGTGTTGGTGCAATCTTTGCCATCTCTGTAAACCACCAGCAAAGACAGTCTATTAACTCAGGAGAAATACCCTGCGTTTTTGAGTGGACGATATCGCCACCAACATAGATTACATCGGGCTCAAGCATTTTTGCCTTAGTAAACATCCGTTTAAAAGACAAGATATACTCTTGGTGTCTTGTTAGACCTCGCCAATGCACATCAGCGATATGTAGTATTTTCATTAATTCCTTAACACTTCATCGTCACTACTGTGTCCCTCTTTTCAGGTGCAAAATGAAGCTGTTGTCCTGGTAATACTACCCAACATCTCTTAGAAATACAATTTTTTGGTTTAGGAGCAGCACCATCAGTCATAATGATGTATCCATCGTATTCGCCACGTGTTGTTCTGAAGTGTGTCTCGACAGAATCGAAACAAGTCCCACCGCTTCTCGTTCTATAGGGATCTCGGTGCGGTTGACGCTTTCTCCAGACATGCTTACTTTTCTCATCAACACTAGTGTCAAAGTGGTAAACTGTGAACTTGACTTCCTTTGAGAAATCAGACAGAGCACCAAAGAACATAGCGATGTCGTCGTCAGAGCAGCTACCGCTCTGATCGATGTAAATTGCAAGATTTGACGTGTGCTTAATCTTGCGACCAGGATGAATGTAAGGATACTTTCTATTAATTCTCTTGAATGTACGTGACTTATTTGCTCTCTGCTTAGTTCCGCAGAAGTAATGCAAGACCTTCTTCCAGTCAACAGTGTCATCGAGCATTGATCGAATCTTTGACCTCATCTCACTTGGTGCAGAGCCCCACGAATTAGTTCTATCTGCTCTTTCAACAGCTTCACCAACGATCTTCTTTACTCGAGCATCAATCATCTCACGCTCGCCGTCAGACATGTCATCATCAAAGTGAAAGTCGAATCCTGCAGCTGAGCCTTCACCCGGTTCGCCCGGTTCAAAAACTGTCTTGCACGCTTCTTGAATCTCAGGATTTTCCATGAGTCGTTCCATGTACCACTCAGATGCACGATTCCGTGGCAATGACTCAATAAAAGCTGACATCTTTTCTGCCTGCTCTCTGACATCGTCTGGAAGCGGTGAGTCTGACTTGATCTCAAGAGGCTTTCCTGGAACCAGACCACCGTCTGGCAACTCATCTTCAGGAATTGTGCTATTAATCGCAAGATCAGTTGCAATGTTCCAAAAAAGATGAGGATCTTGCTTTCTTGACGTCAGATGTCTAAAAATAAGGTGATAACACTCATGCTTAAGCAGACCAAACGTCTTTCTTGTGTTAAGACTAGAGATAAAATCTGGATTCCAGTACAACGACATTGACCCATCAATAAATGTCACACCTGCAGTTGGAATGCTATATGTCTTTTCCTTTCTGAGATTCCTGACAATAGAAGAAAAGAAAGGTTCATTGAGCAAGAACTTAATCAAGATCTTACTGAACCTCGCTTCTGTGAGAGTCGGAGTGCATGTAGCGATATCTTCGCTAATTTGTGCTTGGGGAGTCATGTTATATCCTCTTGTTGCCTATATCATACAACATATTTATATTAATTGCACGAATTACTTCATAGCTTGAGCAGCATTCACGATCTCAACAACCCTCTGAGCGATGTGCTTGTGGACCTTCCTGATGTTAGGAATATTCTTGGTCTCCATCACTGAGTTCATAAAATTAACGAGGATCTCATCAGAGCAAGTTGCTGCGAATGCGCATGCATTTTTTGCCTGAGTTAGCGTAAGCTCTACATCCTTGCTGAATGTCACAATCTGACTAAGAAGATCGTTCTTCTTGTCGTTCGTGAGCTTGTTAATTCCAGACTTCTTAGACTTCCAGTTGTTAAGAACATCCTCAGCACAGAACTTGATCTCGTAATTTCTAACGTAATCAGTAAATGCCACAGCAGTCTCTGTGCCGATGAATCCCGTGCACATCGAGAAAAGAATGTCAGGTACCTCTCCTCCAATCAAATCAGAGGGTGCCATGTTCGCGAAACAAAGGGATTGACCCAAGCGATCCCACGAAGCCGGGTTTGGATACACCTTTCCTGGCTGCAACTCACCGTCATGTCGGAGATGTGTGGGATATTTCTTAATGAACGAAGTGATGACATCATCAACGCCCGCACCTTCCGCCCAGACGAGCCAGTCCTCAGTCGTAGGCTCTAGAGTGGCTACAAAGAAACGACGAAGCAAGGCAGGATCCATGTCTGTGACTTGGTACTCACTACCTTCATTGATCGCAGTATAGACCCGAGTCTCAGGATGCAACTTGTGCCCGTTCAACTCTCTATCAAGAACGATCTGGAACGCGCATTGCTGAACCTCAATTGTAGCTCTGTTGAGCTCATCAAAGAACAGAACGACCGGCTCATTGCAAGCCCGGACAAACCAGTCCACTGGCGCAAATCGTGTGATGCCGTCAGTGAGCTCAGGGAGCCCGATGATATCGCCCTCTGTCATCTGAGACAGTCGACGGTCGATAACAGGCATGGAAAGATTATTTCCAACAGCCTTAAAGATGTCTGACTTACCGATTCCAGTTGGTCCCTTTGCCAACACTGCGATATGGGGTGGGAGAGCCGAAATAACTTGAACGAAGGTTTTGATATTCATTTTTTATCCTTTAATGATTTGTTCTTCTATATTATAAATTGTTTTTCTTAATATTGCACGAGTTCTTAGTCATCAAGCTTTTCAAGCTTATTTGGATTCATCCAGATATTGCCAGAAGCACACATAACGAGAACTTTCCCTCTATACTTTGCTTCTGATACGTTTCTGTAACTTCCATCTGCTGACTGCTTTACGATCATCCCGTATACAATTGTTCCGTTCTTCTTAAATTGGACAGTATCACCTGCCTCTAAATTCCACGCAACAGATACTTTCTTCGTATTTCTGGCTTCTCGAAGCATCTTTCGCTTGATCTGCCTATTGATTGTTTTCTCATCTGAATGCATCGTTCCGTCGTCGTTTAACTCATACGAATAACGCTTTTTAACAGCTGCTAAGTCAACAGTATCAAGGTCTTCTTCTGCGTCGAATTCTTCAACATTCTTTTGAAGCTCTTCTTTGATCATTTTGATCTGTGATTGTGTCAGCTTTGGAATCATTGCCCTCTCCGCTTATTAAACTCATTTCTTGATAATATTATAAAACAAAAAATGAAAAGTTACACGAAAATCAATCATAAGCTATTTACTAAATCGTTCATATCTGTATTTTCCATGAACTCTCTTAACATTGGAATGTAGTTGTCATCAATAACCTGGTTAGCAATATCAAAGTTATAACCTAAGTCTGACGCTAGAATTAACCTTCCAGAACGACCGTTACCATCACAAAATGGGTGCACCCATTCATAGACAATATGCTTTAGCACAGGTTGATCTTTGATCTTACAACACTGTTTCAAACAATGAAGAATATCCTGAGGTTCTGAGTAAGCTGTACCTGACGGAGAAGCATGTGAAAAGTCTCGTAAAGAACCGGGGGCTTGTCTTTCTATGACGTCGGGATGAAACGCCCTGTGTGTCTGTATAATTTTTTGTGGACTATCAATAGTCTCAAGTAGATTTGTATACACAATTCCGTCAAGTGTTGAGCTTATGTGTTTATCATCAGTTACATAGTCTGATGGATAACCCATTAAAAATTCCCGAGCAGATTGATTGCAATCATCGAAGTCCAAAGAATATCGCTCTATCTGATTAGTTCTAAAAATATATTGTGCCAGGTCCCTTGCGTAGCTATCCAAAGCATCTACCTTCAAGTGACTTGGACGTATCTTTTCTGCAACATCTCTCAAATTTTGACTACACTCACGATAGTGATTTCTTTTTAACCCATCTATTATGCGTCTTTCTTCATTATTGTAGCTGTCAGATAACATTTCGCCCACTAGCCTCCCATACAAAATATCAGAAGGAAAATGTACACCATTTTCAATTCTTGACTGTCCTACCATCTCAGATAATGTCAAAAGATCACCTGTAAGCTCTGGAATGAGTTTAGATAGTATTCCGGATAAAAAATATGCAATTGCTGTATGACCACTAGGAAAAGAGGGTGATTTCGAATCTTTTATTGTTCTATATCTGTCACTGACATCTATTAAAAAACATTTGGGCCTGGGTCTTTTATACTCGTATTTTAGCCTCAAAACTATTGTATCAACCTCTTCTAATAGTTTTGATATTTCACTCCAGTCTATGAAGTCATTATGCTCTCTTTCTAAAAACGATTTAAATGTTTCTTCAACTGAGCCATCAGAACATTTTATAAATCTATTATCCATATGTGGGTGTTTAATACATCTCACCACTTCATCCAAATCATTATCAAATGCTGCAGAATTAACTGACGGATAACTCATTGAAGGTAGTAAGTTTTCTGCGCTGCCAAGACGACTACAAACTTTAGAAACTTTTTTTAAATGCTTACTATCTATGTTATAGTCAGACGTTTCTGCAAATAAAGTTTGTAGCGAAGGCATTCAAGATCTATCATTTCGTTTTCTTCTGCCTGTTCTGTTGTAGACATCAGAAAGTTCATAGAGGTCAGATCTTGCGCCAAGTGTGTCTAAAAATGGATCCTGCTCTGTTGCGCAGGGTGAGTCATCATGATAATCTCCACACGCAGAGCACGGTTGCGCGCTGAGGCTGTGGTCATGATCATCATACTCCATCTCATCTCTCGGAACGTAATAAGGCTCGCCTATATCAGGTGATGAAAGAAGAGCATCTTCATCGACGATGCTCCGAACTTCATTTCTAATTAGCTTTCTAAGACTAGCACGACTTAATTTTTTCATATTTACACCTTAATAGACGGAACCAGATTTTATTCCACCTATTAAATATCTTATTCTATCAGTAACATCAAAATGTTTAGCACTGTTAATAAAACTTTGTGCTTCTTCATGTGTCATATCCCCAAAGTCTTTAAGCTTATTGCTAGCAATCTTAACATCAACACAGTACTCAGATAATTTTTGAGCAATTTTTTGTTCCTTCTCCTTGGCATCTGGGTCTAGCGCTAGAATAACGGGTGTTTTGTTTATCACTATCTTATTAAAGAGCAAGTGTGTCTCATCGATCCAGCTTCCTAGCATACATGCTACATTTCCATGAACTCTTACAGAATCAAAGACACCTTCAACTAAAACAAGCGTATTGTTCCAATCAATAAAATTCTCATTAAAAATAATATCTTTTTTACTAAACTTGCAATTCCTGTAAGGAATATTCTGTCTTGAGTCATACGTCCTTGATAGAAAAAAATTCAGCTCGAGTCGATCGTTAAATGACGGGAATATAATCCTATTATTATATTGATCTTCATTGCTTGTCCCTACCTTGTAGCTTGTTATGTCTTTCTCGTCAAAACCTCGAGAACTAAGATAATGTTTAGCAATCTTTGCCGCCTTGCTGTTATTCAAACAAAGAAGCTTAAAGTCAGACGGAAGACTCAATATTTCAACTATTTCCTGCTCTTCGCCTTTTGGGTAACCAAATATTACATATAAGCTATCTAAAGTGTTCTGAAATGTTCCAGTCCTTTTTGCTAGATTAGCAATATTCCTGCCTTTAGCTTCACAAACCCAGCAGTGATACATTCCCGTATCTAGACAAACAGATAACTTTTTTTTGTGAACAGACTTAGTTTTTCCGCATATAGGGCACGACACTGATATATTCTTATAGTCTTTTGAAACTATACCTTCACCAAAAGCAGACCTTATAAGCTCTATCTTTTGCTTTTCAGTGATAACACTCATAGAACGATTATATTAACATTCTGTGTGATTTTCAACGCAATATGCCTTACCTATCACATAAGCGTCTGCAATGTCATACGCAGCATTCTCATACACTTCTTGACCCTTTCTTGGGCCGCTCTTAAGTATCTTCTTGGGTAAATCAAGCCTCAATTCATTGTTCTGCGAGACCTGCTGAACAACTTGCTCCTTTGTTGACACATTGCTCTTTCTGTCAATTTTAATTGAAGCAAGCTTACGAGCAGTGTTTACATTTAGTGTGAAAACTTCCATATCTAAGTTATAGCATATGTACTGAATTATCCCATTGAACTTTGATAGCGTAAACAGGGTCTTAGCAGATGAAAATCCTGGACGAAATGATTGTAATGATTCCTCAATAACGACAACTTTTAAGCCATACTCTACTGTTAGCTTTCGAATTATTCTCTCGACCATCCGAACTTTCATAAAAAAGTCTTTTTCCCTATCAAGTCTAATCGCGCCGCTATTAACAAGTGTGCCTTCATAACTGAAGACGCAGAAACCTGTGCAACTAGTGGATATGTCAAGTGCTAGTATCAATTAGAAATCCTGCTTTAAACGAATAACAAACTCATCTTCTTGAGTTTTAACAATCGGTTGGGAGAAGCTTGCTCGCATGATCACATTGAAATTATTATCGTGAATATTCACGCCTGTTAAATAAACAGCTTTGAGAGTCGAGTCATTTGCGCCGGCAGTCGGTGTTATTTCCTTATAGGTCTTATTTGAAGATGAAGTGAAATTCCACTCATGACAGGGAACGTTCACTATCATTGTATGAATGTTCTGTTCACCCTTAAATTTTATATTTGTCTTATCCTTGTTGAAGTAGAGCAGGTGAGGCGTCTTTAAAACAACGATGCCGTCTTCATATAACACATTTCCTAAATTATTCCATGTCGCATGCTTTGTGACAGAATCTGCTCTATAAATGCTACCCCTTCCGTTATCTCTTAACTTTATCTTTACATCTCCCTGAGAGCCTGTTAGATGCTCATCATACATCTCAAGACTTCCTGGGTTTATCTTATTTCCGTAATAAAGATTCGATATATCAAAGACAACAATTTCATTTGAGCTTACGTCTCTTGTCCTCTGTGCTATTGTAAGAACTGAGCCTGGTGCAACACCAGGGTTATCAGGAGCAGTACCACAGATGTCAGAGAAGATAGACCCAGTTGCAAAAATCAGGCCAGGGAATAAAGAAGCTGTTGGAATTAGATAGTCCAAATTTATAATAGAGTAATCAGGAACACCATTACAAGACTTCTGATACATCGCGCTTGCTGACATTGCAGAGCTAGAAAGTATTGTGTATCTAGGACTATGTAGGCCATTGTCACAAGGGAGAATTGTCATATTTCTCTTTATGTGAGACCCAGTAGGTATCACCACACCTGAAAATATAGGATTTGTGCCTGCTTCATAGACATACTGGTCTGCTGTTATGTCCTCTATTGTTGTGTCTATTGTCTTTGGAACTAACTCTAAAAGCCTTGGATACTCACCTGTCACAAAATCTCTAACAAAATTCTCAAGATTGATCATCTTTCCGCCCACACCGAATGAAAACTGGACGTTGAACGGATCATTTGTTGTACTGTCATCTATCGTCTGAAAAGGTGTGACTAGCACACTTCTCGTAGGCGTCGTTGGGTAAAAGTACGGAGGTATCCAAAGAACTAAGTTCTCAGTTGTCTCTGGGCCCACCGCGCCCGGGTTTTGATATGATGTGACTGCCTTATCTCTGAACTGATTATAGAGTCTTATGTCATGAATTTCTGCATTCAATGGATGCGCGAACATGTTTGGGCCTATTGAAGGATCTGCGGAATCATCTGGGCCCATTACTCTCACACCCTCTGCTTCTACGTGCGTGCCGAATAATGCTGACAAGTCATCTGCATTTCCATCGTAGTAATTTCCAATAACTAGCCCGTCTGGTTGGTATGATGAGCTTAATGAGCTTGATGGCACGTGAAAGATTGTTTCATTTTCATCGATCCACATGGAACCGCTTTGATTATTTGTGTTCGCGCCCCACATGATTGCAACATGATGCCAGTGATTCTTTTTAAGAACAAATGACGATGTAAAAACTAAATCTCCCGGGAATGCACTGTTAGGTGCTGCTAGATCGATTGATGATGGAGGTATGTCAGCACTGTGGCTAAGCTGAAGGAGTAGCTTGAACTCATCTTCCTCACCGTACACATTTATGCTAGACCCAGAAACAAGTGACACAGCAATTGAAGAGGACATGTGGAATATCGTTCCAGCTTTATATGCTCTATCAGCTCTTGAGTACCTCGGATTTATCCAGAAATTCAAAGAAAACGTGTCAGGTAGATCAAGCGATCTTGTATAGTTTGGATATATTAGGCAAGATCCTGATGGCACTATGTCATTATCGAAAAAATTAAGAGTATTATAATTAGAGTACCAAAAACCACAGTTTTCATATCTGTGCCGATTATACGGCATTAAGACATTTCTAACTACGTTCTTAACAGTTGTGTTATTTGTGTACTTAAACGGTGGATCAAATCTGAAAACATCAATTGTCTTTTCGAATCTTACATCTTTCGGTGCGACATAGACGCCAGACATGTACAACTCTAAAGATCCAGTTAAATCAGTTGTACCGCTTGTTGCTGCTTTTGTTTGTGCTGTATATAGAGCAACTGCTCTTGTGTAACTGTCAATATTGTACTGAGATACTGATGACACATCATCTTCAATATCCTCCTCGAGATTATTCGTAGCAGCTGCTAGATCAATAACCTGCTTAATACACTTTGATCTAACAGATGAAACATACTGCGATCCAGTAACAACACCACCCGGGTCTTTTGAAGATGACACAAAGTGTACAGTTGGCTTAAGAAGGATTGATGTTAGTTCAAAATTCTGCCTGTCTAATTTGACAAATGACATGTCTGCCTCTTAGTGTTAGAAATCAAGCCTAACTCTAAAAGTCAAATCCTTCTCATCATTCTTTTCGACTGGCCTTGAAAGTTTCGCGACTGCGAGGAGTTGCTCATTAGCGTCGTAAAGTCCAATTGTTGAAACAAAGGCGAACGATTTTTGCACGCCCTGTTGAGACTCGTCAATGACAACAATTCTTCCCTCAGTGTCAGTGTACGTTGGGTTAGACGAGTAATTAAATTCATCAGCTGTCGCTCTACAGAAAATCAATGTTGAATTTATCTGTGTGTTATTCTGGAATGTCAGGAAAGTCTGCGAGCCACTTGAGAACCGCGTGGTTGCTATGTGATCAAGCAGTGTGTCAATAGAGGCAGACGCCACAAAGTGAGGAACAAATGACGCTGAAACGTGGGCCATACCTGACAGAGCACCACCACCAATAGTGGTTCCTGCTGGGTGTTCCACTCTTGTATCCGCGGTTACACCGTCGTAAGAAGCTACCTTCCCGGGTGCACCGACTGCAGAGATTGAACCTGACATGATCTGGTCTCCGTCTAAGGCTCTTTCCATGTCAAGTATTAGTATGCCGTGCTGGTAGAATATCAAACCAACATTATGTGATGTATTAGACGCAAGAACAAGATTCCCTACGTCGCCTCCAAATTGAGAACGTTCAATGCTAGATGCAGCACCTACGTCTGTTATAATTACTGAGCCACTGGCTGGATGGACTGATGTTACTGCTATGTTCTGTGCCGGTCCTGATCCACCCTCACCAGCTGTGTCAGCATCTGTAGTACCGGTGGAGGGGCTTGCCCTCGATGAGCTCTGGTATATCCGCATCGCGAAAGTCTCGCGCTTGATACCGTCTCTGACAAAAAGTCGCTTGAACGTGAGGAACAGTGCATTGTCGATGTTCTCTACTGTTGTTGTAGCATTTGAGAACGGTGACGTGAATCTCTGTGACGCATCTCCGAGCAATAGCTGGGAAAACTGTCTGTATATATTGACCTTCTCCCTCATCATCGGCTGGCTTCCTGTGAAGAGAAGCTTGCCGTTCACGTCCATCCCTGAGCTAGCAGTGGAGACAGTGCGCGATCCTGAGTATACACCCACTGTCATGTCAAATAGCTCATTTGCTGTCTGGAGTGTATAATCCTGATCATACACTGTATGAAACAGTGATGATGTGATAGAATTTGCGCCAGAGCCTGTTATGAAAACCTGGTAACGTTTTCTTGTTGTAGACCCAGACACATCCTCTTCAACGAAGTCAACAAGCTGATTTAAGTTTGACCGCGTTGTCTTTATGTCTGCGCTTGATATTGTTTTATAAGTACTCATTTATTAGATTGGCCTCCTAGCTGCTTCCCTTTTCGATCTGAACTTCTATGTTCTGTGTAAGTCCTGAGTTAATACCTGTCACTTTGACGAATGTTCTAATGTATGTCCCACCAGAAGTAGAAAAGGTATCAAAAGTTGTGTCTGAAAATGATTTTAAAAATAACTGAATGCTTGCTGAAACTGTGTCTGCTGTGTCACCGAATCCAGCTGGGTACCTATAGATAGCGATGTTATCTGTATGGACGATATCAGGAGCCTCACCTGTGAGACCCAAAAACATGTGATTAACTTCCACCCTGAACTCTCCGTCTATAAGATCCTGATCTATGCCCACACCTGTCTTTGAACTGATAGTCGCTGTCAGCGTGCTAGTTGTGACATTTCCGCCTCTAGACAGCGCGATCGTTGATGTATCAGCGAATTCTAGAACAGGCAGGTGCGTCAAGAATTCATTTGAAACACTGAGTAACTTATGTCTAAGCGCTACGCTTCCAGCTGTCAGTGCTTCTATTATGGGTGTGTTCTTTTCTATCTTTTCTTTGCCCACAGTTCTTCCGAACTGCTGGATCACATTATAGTCACACTCATCATCACCTAACCCAAACTGATACACGTTAAAAGAACCGTCATTTTTTGCTAACGCTTGACGTCCTAAATCTGTTAAAACAGCATCAACGATGATATTGTTTGTTGAATGATCTAAAAATCCCATTTGTTATTCCTCACTTTCTGCTTATAAATATATATTTACGACGAATTAAAGTAAACTTTTTATGTTCCAAACTCAAAACTTAAGTTTGTCGTAGAGAAGCTCGCCGGGGAGACACCTATAGGCGCGCCGCTGAAGTCAGCTATCCTGACACCGACTATCCTATCTTTTTGTAAGTCTAAATTCATGATGTGAATTTTATATGTATCCACATTTGGATTGACCCTTAAGAAATTGACAGATAACTCTTTTTTAACGCGGTCCACCTTGCCTCGTTCTCCTCGTTGACCTTTCTCATTCTTGTACACTTTGTAATACTCAGGATCAAAGAAAACTTTCATTCGTTCGTACCCGCTAACTTTTATAGCATCATCGAATGCATCAACGTTCAGCAATAGATTAGGATACGGTTTCGGTGCATTTGGGCCGCTCAGGACCTTTGTTGTTAACTTATTAGTGTACTTATTATATCTCATTCTAATTTGTGCGCTGTAATTTGAGCTCATCCCATGCGCATCGACGCTTGCTATTGCGTATATAGGTGTGTCTCCTAAATTAAACGTCTTGTCTAGATAGTTCACTCGAGGTTGATCAGTTCTGTGCACATTTTCTTCCAGCGCAATCTCTGCAACACCGCCTCTAATAACTGAATCGTCAAAGTCAAGCTCAGCTATCAGTGTAAAGGGTTTTCTAAGATTTTTCCTTTTGAATATCTGAAATCTTTTTATATCACGCTGAACATTCAAAGGAAACTGCCATGAAAGAAAAGGAAGTTTTCTCCTAAAGTTAAAGCCTATCCTTAGATTCTCCGGAGGCGGCGGCGGAACATACTCAGTGCAAGTAGCACTAACAGTGGCGCCTTCTGATGCGACTAACATCTTTGCAATTGCAAAAGAAGACAGTGAATTCTGAGATGCTGAAGCTGTTGATGTTGTCACAATAGTGTCAACTTCTGCAATTGTTCTTATCTTGTATATGTAGTTCCCACCGTATCGCACATCCTTATCAACTATGTACAGCCCGTTAGTATTATTTGAGTACATTGTACCCAAGAATGTTGTCGATTCATCCGTGTCAACTTCATACTTTTGTATTATATAACCTGCTAGCTTTATTTGTGGGTACTTATCATACAAAGATTTTCTATTAGCATAGTTCTTTCGACCCTTCCTTGCTCCAAAATTTCTTACATTCCTTGTTCTGTTAGGGTAAAGTGTCTTATCAGAAAGTGTCTTTATTTCTACTGCTTTAACTGTCATCTCATACTGTGTGTCAGATATCTTTGACGGATTAACAGTTTTCAACATTTTTGTTTTTATGCCTTCTGAGAACGAGTCAAGTGCTCTGAACTCATCTTGAAAAACTGTGTCAGGTATTCTTGTCGCGGTTTTCACTGTCTCTGATATTGTCAAATTATTAAATTGAACTGAAAAGTTTTGCTTTGTCAACGGGTCGTCTGAGAATTCTGCAATTTCTGGAGGAACATCTGATGCTGCGAGAACATAACCTGATGATTGCATATTGCTAAGACCCTCCTTGAGTAATCGCTTGTCTTTTCCGAACAAACCTCCTTTCTCTTCAAGTGTATCATAAAGCGCCTCAGCAGCATCTTGCGGAGAACCTTCCGCTGTGACTATGTCTGTAAAAAACATTGTTGAGTTTAAAAGTGAGTATATTTCTTTTTCCTTGCCTGTGTCAATAAATTCTATTCCTGTAAAATAAGTATTTGACGATGCACCTTCAATAGTTATTTTATCTAAGTTGTCCTCGATGAATTTAGATACTGTCGACTTTTTAATAATTCCGTATGTCTTGGGAGGTTTAAACGATAATTTCACGTATCGTGGCATCCTATCATTTGACATTTGGAAGAATATTTCATTACTAAAGTCAACACCAAGATCGAGAATTTTATCCTTCGAAAGACCGGTACTCTTTTTTACGCGCTCGTCTTTAACAAAGTAATTATAAACAAACTCCGCCTTTGCTCTTCTAACTTCAGGAATATTAATTCTGTTAGCAGGTAGAGATACGTAACTTTCGCGGCCCGATGTTACACCTATCATGTCATGAACATCAAATTGTGGATTTTCAATCTCTACAACAGAAGACTTGTTGGTACCGGAGCGAGCTTTTCCTGACACAACTGCTGTGCTTAAAGTGCTAGAAAGTCCTTTCGACGATGTTGATTTATTTTTTGTAATTGCCATGTAGCTACTTGCCTGTGTTAGTAAGCGTCATCAGGTAACAGTGAAATGTTAACATAATAAGTATACACTTCTGGGTAGTTATTAAAACAAGATGCTTTATACTTCTTTGTCACAGTTGTAATGTTATTAACCTGAGTCGATGAAGAGATATCTCCTGAAAAATCATCAACTACGTCAGGTCTATAGAGCTTCGATGTATACTCAAATGAAGGCTCGCTCTGATATATGTCTAGCCAATCCTTTGATAGCGAGTCCTTATGAACTACGAAATCTTTTTCATTGACTAGTACTGCAAACACTCTATCAAACATTTTTGGATTAAACACTTTCTTTATCTTATTCAGGCCGCTATAAAGACTTGATGCTTTTATGACGTTTAAAACTCTGAACATCTCTGATGATAGTAGAGGATCAAGATTAGCAGCAGGATACATTTCAGTAACTTTACCTTCCAGTGAATCATACTGCGCTTGCAATGCAGCTTGTCCCACACTTCTTGTTGCAGTTACGTTATCATGCTCTATAATATTCTTCCCTAGGAGATACGTGCGCTCCTTTATATCAATTCCTAGCGTGAGTCTATAATACAGCTTAAATGAATAATCGAACATATGATTAATAAAAACATCTTTATCATTTATCCCCTTTGCTGTCATACCCTTTCCAATAACTGCCCTAAAGTCATCTGTATACGCATCTGTTTCTAATCCAGGATTATCACCTTGATCTGTCCATCTTGTAACTGATGTGTTTTTAATAACATCAGATAGATTCCATGTCTCTTGAAAGTCTGATATATGAGATAAATGGTCTCCATTTTGATCTATATCTAGTATGTGTGCTGACATGTCAAAAATATATGCTTTGGGATACAATAGCTCATATGAGTTTAACTGATTTTTCTTATAGACATTAATACAAATCTTTGACGAATTTAAATACTTTCTGTCTCCTGTGTCTTTGTATGCATCAAGTCTCATAGTTGCTATCATTGAATTTGTCACACCTACATGAAGAACAGTCTTATTACCTCTAAGCTCTTTTCCTCTGCCTTCTAATAGCCCATAGCCTCTCTGCGAGAGCACCTTATACATTAACTTCAATGAAGTCAAGTTATAAGTGTCATCGTAAGAGTATAGTGGTGTGCCATTAACAGACTTAAAAGATGTTAGATAGTCTGCATACATCTGACTCACCTTCTCTTTTGTTAATAGTTTGACAGACTTACCGTATATCTTGTTTTCTCTCAGCGCTTTAATTGCAAGTGCTTTTGTTTTTGTGCCATCACCTGTCTTTATATACTTGATGAATTTATCTCGATATCGCCCTAAGTTCTTTGCGTGCGTCATAAGTGCTAAACACAGTCCAACAATTTGTTGCTCTCTTATTTGAGCCTTTTTCACTATCTCTCTTGCTGCGTGATACGCGTGCTTATAACTGTTCTCATACCAAAGAGAAAATAACGCATTCGGGTGCGGAGGGAATGAGTATGAAGTTGCGCCATTACCCACATCCCAAAATGCATCCCCAATAGCGTTAATCTGGTCTTTATACATATGAATTTTCACATACGCATTGTTTGCACCACCAGGATTATTAGACGAAAGTCTAACAGTCGTGTATCTTTGTATACACTGTGCAGACCAGTTCCACCATACCCAAGCTCTTTGATGCATGCCGAGACTATATATTGGTCCGTAGTTTCTCACTGTTGTTCGCCATCGCCACTGGAATTTTTTGCCACTACGGATATGATTTGATGCACTGCCTATGAATGCAGATTTTTCTGTGTCAAGAAGTGTTGCAAAAAAATCATGTGAAGCATTCTCACCTATAGAATTTGACATTCTTGAGTACTCTGTTGCTCTGCTTGTTTCTGGATCGTTAGTTAGGTGTTCATCCATGAGGAAAGTATTAAATGCACCAGCATATCTACTCAGTTGCGGGCCCTGGAATGCCATTGATTCCTGCTGGTCCTGAGTTAGATTGTCTCTTGATCTAATTGATTTTGCTACTCCAATTGTGACTGCAGCGCTGGCTGCTCCAACTGCTGCGCCTATGGCTACAGGAAGCATTACCCCCCACGCAGCTGCAAAGACGGCAAGTCCGCCACTTCCTATTGCAACAGCTGCTAATAATCCAATCGCAATAGAAGTTGCTAAAATACTACCGTCAATGTCTCTCATTCTAAAAGCATCTGCTAAGTCTGTATCACCAGACTTTTTCATTATCTTGAACGAAAAATGGCCAGCGTCCCCGAGTGCGTGCAGCGCTGAGGCCTCTTCAAACTCATCAGGCTTATTTGCTTCTCGCTGAATTACGTATTTGCTTTTTCCTAATTTGTGTAGATCTTTGTCTTTGTCAGTTAACCAACTATGTTTGTCATCAGTTATAACAACTTTGTACTTCTCGTCATCATTCATAAAATACTTTCTGGACATAGTCTGTAACTTCTTGACTTTTGCTTGCGCATACAAAAGATTGATCGTTAGTTTCTCTGTTCTCGCCTCATGCGCAAAATACAGAACGTTGGCCATTGCTTCAACTTTATTCTGGTTTTCCTCAGCAGCATCTTTTGTAGCGCTAGTATCAAGTCTTGCTGTAGCTGTCCCGAGGCCTGTCCATACACCAGAGGCCAGCAGGCCGAGCAAAGATGCCTGGAAACAATTTCTTCTATTTTCAACTCCGTAGCTATACATAGCAGTATATGCTAAACCTGGGATTGCTTTTGATGTCTCAGCCCCCCGCTTTATATCCTTCCCTAGCGAGCATAGTAACGATTCAATGCAGCCAGAAGGTGATAACGCTCCTAGCGGTGTTATTTTTGAATTCTTGTTTGTTGTCAAATGACCATACCCACAATTTGTCAGCTTAAGAATATCCTCTGCAAAAGCCTCTGTCACATCCATATACATGTCGACAAATTTTGAAAATTCTTCAAACTTGATATCACCTGCTTGTAAGGCTCTATCAATAAAAGCCTCTGGGCCTGTATAGAAAGAAGTGCTACCAGTTTTTGCATTTAGCTTTCCAATTGTGCTCTCTAGGGGAATATAGTTCAATCCGTCAGAAGCCTTCTCTATTCTTGATAAAAATTCACCCAAAACGCCTAAATTAGTCACATTAGCTCTAGTTCCGCGGCTTCCTCTGGGTACTCTTATAGCTGAATATTCCTTTTTACTCAGTGTATGACTTTTTATATCCTTATCGCTAGCGGCGGAATCAGGTATCATGTCACCTAGCGCGTATTTTAAGTACGATACGATTGTTGCTTTTCCTGTTGCTGACTTGGCTGATGGGTTTAGTCTACTTGAGCCGCCCTGGGGCAATACTTTGGGTAACTTAAGTTCCACATCACATCTACCTGTCATTTCATATATGCTATCAAAGGTGGCCGCAACAAGTAGCTCAGCGTATGTTCCAACAAGATCATCAGAAATTGCACCTTCAATTTTTTCAATATTCTCGTCAGATAGAATTTGTGTCGAGCTTAATGATGTTACCCTCTCTTCAGAAGGGACAACAGCTGAGAATCTAATTTTTGACAGTCTCACCATAGCTTCTCTTAAGTCACCTTCTTTCTGAACAATGACCTGTCCGCCGGACATACTGGTATTCTTATCATTACTCTTAAAAGACTGCAATACAGTTGCAGAGTCATTTAGTAAAATTTTTGATGCCAATGAGGTCAATAAGTTGAAGTACTCATCAATATTACTAGCAGTGCTGTCAAATGACAGACCCATATTATTCCTTATGACACCGGCACCCTTGACTGTCGTAGCAACGGATGCTGCACCGGTGCGATCACCCAACATCCCGGTATTAGAAAGCTCATCAAAATCAACTTGCATGCCACCAAATCCTATGTCTAAATCATCAAATGAAGATCCTTTCATTTCCATCATACTGAGCGAGTAATTGTCCTCTAAGTCTGACTTGATCCGTAAGATCCCGCTTAAGTACTCGATGGCATCAAGAATTATTTTTTCATATAAAATATATTCTACAATTGATTTAAGTAGAGGACTATTTTTATGTTGTGTTGCTACAGCACGAAGTGAGTTTAACTTAAAACTTTGAGTCTTGCTGACTGACAGCTTGCCTGCTGTGTGTGGCGTACTTTGAAGTTTTTTTATGATATTATTCACAGTGCCAGACATTGTTGGATTGGAAGCATCAATACAAGAGCCGATACTAATTGCTGTGTTCGGATTCGGCACGCGGGATCTTGAGACAGACAAACCTCCAGGTGACTTACTTCTACTTTTTGACTTTGAAGATGATCCCGCACTCTTAGGCTTTGTGTTAAGCACATACTGCAACGACTTATAAAAATTATTCACATTGAAGTCTTGCGATCTAGAAAGTAGACTAGTTGCAGTATTTAATATATACTCTCTTATCTGCCTATGCAACTCAATCAGGCGTGCACAATTTGTTACGCTTATGCTCTCTTCCTCCCCAAAATTTAAATTAATTGTTGACGAATCATCATTTTTGGCCCCCACAGCAATGGGAACAAACTCTGTGTTAGCAATCAAAAGAGCTTTTAGGGGGTTAAGCCCAGATAAGTAAAGTATCTCATAGCGATCAGCAGCATTCGCATTTGTCATCGTATCATAGCCCTCTGAGCCGAGAGATGATGAAGAATCATCAGTGAGATTTATACCTGCAAGAGTTAAGTTTACTGGTTTACTAAGGTTGTTTAAGCTTGCGCTTAAAGTAAAATTTGCGTTTGTTGGTTTAATTGACATGTTTACTCTTCATCTATTAAAATTGCTCCGATAGGTGATAAAGCACCCAGCGTTCCATCTTTAGCAACAGGTATAACAAAATACTCAATTGCACCAAAACTCCCCACGCATTTAGAGATAAAATTATAAACCTGAGAAGTGCCATGGGAATCCCAACTGTGTACAGCACCATCAATAAGTAAATCTTTTTGCGCATTTTCTCTCTTAAGAATAATGTAGAAGTCTACAAATCTATCATCGCCATCAATTTTCATTCGCACCTTCGTATATGATTTTCTGATTCGCGCGATGGATGGCGATCTGTGCCTTTGAAAATATGTTAACTTTTTAACTGTGCCTTTTGATAAAAAATTTGCCTTCTTAAAGTAATCACCAAATGCACTCTTGACTGGAAAATACAGTATATCTCCAGTTAAACCCTCAGAGAATAATTCATCAGAGTTTGTTGTAAGTAGTGACCTGTTACTAGAGATAGCACCCTTGTTTGACTTTACTGATGCAAATTTTGACCCTACAGAGCTTACAAGTGTTTTAGATGCTGAATTTTTTCTTATAGCAGCTGCTGATGCTGCGAATTTTGTGGCCAATGTATTTTTCTTAAAGTTTTTTCTTGCCAAGTTTGCAATAAGGCCGTCTACTTTATCTAAGACATGAGACGGTGGCATAATATAGGGCTCAATTTTATACTCATAATTGTAAAATGGTGAGTGTGTATCAGTAACAGTACAAAATATTGCCTGCTCATAGCCTTCAATTTCTGTTTTTTCACTACTTGTCTTTGACTTTGCTGCTTTAAAGTTACCAACATAATTAGTCTCGCCTGTCCCCCTGTTGATCCTATGAACTTTAACACCGTATATCAGGTTTGACGCGTCTTTTACAGAAGAAAATTCATCCTTAAACAGCTCATGCGCGTCTCCATGAACAGAGTTTAGAAGCTTATCGACATCTGATTCTATTACATTAACACTCACAAGAAATGAAGTCTTGACAGTTGATGCATAGGGTACATCTTTGTTGACAGACGTCTTAGGAGAAAATTTGGCATTTTTAACTGTCAATGAAAGGGCGGAGCTAGGTTTCATGTACTTTTCAAAACATGTGTGTCCAGTTGTATATTTTATACCTGCAGTAGTTCTCATCTGGACCACATACTCATAAGTTACATCATCTTCGATATCATAGTCATCAACTGAATAATTGCCTGCTTCAGTATCATCTTGACTTGTGATAAACACATCACGCTGCACAGCAAAGTTTTCATCTCTTAACATTATATAGTTTTGTCCTCTTAAGCTAGTGCTAACAACACGCTTAAGAACTCTAAAACTATTCACACCCTGCGATACATTGCTCACTCGGATTCTGATTCTTGGAGTATCTGCATCATTTATTACTTTTGCATAAAAGCTGCAATACGGTTTATCGTTGCTGCCTCTAACTGGTCCCACAAATGAACATGCGGAGTTTGCTAACTCATAATCATCATAGTCTGCTGTAAATCTATGAAAGACAGGTGTTGACGTTCCAAAAAGAGGTGTGAGGTCACCTGACTTTTCATCCATTCCATCAATTATAGTGGCCCTGCCCTTTCCTTTAATAAAGACATCATCATCTGTTTTTAGAAATTCACTTCTTGTATTAGGGTAATAATTAAAAATTTTCTTTGTGTAGACGTTCAAGTGGACTGGGCGCTTATCATAGTTTTGAATTGTTGTAATAATTTTCCCTCTTATATTTCTTGTTGACGTTGCGTGAAATTTTGTAACAGGCCTTTTTGCTTTTATGCTTCTAAGTATCTGTTTTGCATTTAGCTGATATCCTGTACTGTCTATTTTATTTCCTTCCTTATCGTACGCAAAAATAAGAAGCTCATCACCAACTGTTGACAGCTGTATGAGCTGTTTTGCAGTTAGCTTAAGTTTTGTCTTTAGCCTTTTAACCCTTCGAGACACACGTATTTTTTTAACAGACGTTGCTACACTAGGATTTTTTTCCATCTGTTGTGTTGCATACTTTTTTACAATCTTTCTCAGCCTATGATTATGTATAGCAGGTTTATCAATACACTTCACACCTTTGAAAAACGCGACCATACCCTGGCCATCTTCGGGATGCTGAAAAATAGACATAGGGTCACGGCCCTGAGATGTTATCATATGATATCTATTCTTAAAAGCGCGGCCATAATTTTTAGTATTTTTCTCTGTCTCTTGAATCTTTGTTCCGGATGCAGTTCGGCCGGTAGACTCAAAGAAATCTAAGATAGTTGAACTCGTTGTTGCAGATTGTCGTCTATTACTTGATGAATTTGAATTTCTGCTGCGGCGACTTACAATTTTATATCTTGCTCTACTTCCAAATGCCTGCTCATCAGTTAGTTTGCGTATATTAATCATTTTTGCAGGAACTTTATTAAAATTTCGATATGGTTCAAATGATGTTAAGTACGCCATGTCATTGTACTTTTTAACTTCTTTATCTTCACGAATGCTTACGATATCATACGAAATATTATTTACTTCTAAAGGATCAGTCATGTCTGCATCTGCATATGCACTAGCGTCAGGTGAGTTATAAAAATCAATACTATTCTCACTTAAATACGCTTCTATTTTTCTAACTTTCCCCTCATAGAGATTTCTTTGATCTACAACACAGTATAGTTCTATTTCGAGCACCTTCTGAATACGATCGAGACTGGGCTCGTAGTACTTAGTTATTTTGGTGATCTTTGGTTTTGTTGATATTTTATAATCCAGGTCTTGCGGATTCACAAAGATATCATGTTTGTCTACTAAAACTTTCATCTATTAACTCAATCAAATACTAACGTAAATATGTTTATGAATGTTGGAACCTTAAAGTCATCAAAGTATATCTTTCCTACATAAAAAATTCGCTTCTCATTCCTTCCGTTTGTTGCCTTCCTATCATAGAATGCTCCGGCATCGATGATATCAAGCTTTGTAAGTTTTGCATTTTTACTGTTTTCAAATAACTGTATTAACAAATTATTATCTCTTGATGTCTTCTTAAAAATAACTGTCTTGAACTCTTTTGGCATGCTCGTGTTGACAGACTTCAGCTTATTTCTATTTATGACGCTGAAGTCACCCATTTTGTCAACTCTAGCACGATAATTATCTTCTACTTCAAGTGTGTCAGAGTCAAATGCACCTACGCCTAACTCACGTTTGATCATTCGTAGCGTCTCTTTTTTTGTGCTTCTTAAGTCTTTATGAACACCATATGGTGAGCCGTCTGTGTTGACAGGCGGGAGGAACATGAAGTTTTTTAAGTGTGTTAACTTTGAATCAAAAAAGAACGGCTCAGCATTATTGACATTAATCGTCTCACCTTGAGGTCCATGCTCAAACGGAACAGAATTACTAATTGAAAAGTTTAAGCGCTTACGATTTAATCTGAAGTCATTGGACCCGTTAGAAAAGTAAGTGCCTACCATAGTGTTTCGCTTGAAGTGTGTCAAGAAAGACCGCAGGATCTGGTCGCTTGTGCTGGCAAACTTTGATCCTGTGACAGCCGTTAGCTTCAGGATGTTTGTAGCTGTTGCATCCTTATCAAATATATCGTTACCAACTATGCTGCCTGTCGGTGAAAAATTAAAGTCAATGAGGCTTCCGCTGTCATCCTTCTCTAAGACAATGACATTCTCAGGGCGTTCCATGACCTGAAAGAATATTCTATTATTCACATCATCATGCTCATTGACGTCATAGAATGTGTGCATATCTGTAACAGAAGCATACATCGCGCGCATCTTCCCTGACGCTAACTGTCGCTTGCCCTCTTGTGTGATTACATAGTCAATAAATCTCGTCTTTTTGTCAAGTATCCCTGCCATTTAATCACTTCCCTGTTCTTATCATACAATAATTATCCGCTAGATAAAAATTATGGTCTGTCATCAATTAAAAATTAATCTGGGACCATCATTCTCGTTGCAATGTTTGCATAGGCTGATGCAGCAGACATCTGCTCTGCTGTGACCCATCCGAACTCGAGCATTGCAAACAAATTATATAGCGGTACGTTAACGACACGACCAGATCCAGACTCTGACCAGCCGAATGATGATGTCGACTGAAGACTTACGTTCCCTTTAGTGTAGATGAAAAGCATCTGTCCTTCTGTGTCACTTGCAATGCTTTCAGTAATGTGAAACAGGCTAGCTGGATGTGACTCAAGATAGTAGTTCTTGATCTTCGCACCTTCTGTCACAGCACCAGACACTAGCTTCACTTGCACAGGCGACGGCAGGCTATGTCTGGATGTCGCTGAGCGCCTCACGCGGGCATCTCCTGCGAGCGTGCCTCCGTGGGCTGAAGCTAGTGACATCAGCATCTTTGAGTCACGGCCTTGCTTGGCCATGTCTGCGTAATGCCCGAAGTGACGATGACTAAAATAGTACTTCGGCCTTATAGTGATCCCATTTGTCTGCATCGTTCCGTAAGTCGAGTTCTGCCACATATCTTTTCCTCGAGAGCCTGTGTAGGGGTTAGCGCCTCCGTCTGGGCCGTAGCCGCCTGTGTTATACCATATGCCATCAT